AAAAAGCTAAACGTATTACTTCATTTGTTGGGGATGTGGAAGTTGGAGAATTTTCTTCTAAGCAAAAACGCTATTCTAACAGTGATGCTGAATATGAGGCGAAAAAAGTTTTTGCTAGAAATGGTGTAAATATATATGATAAAAACGAAGATGAAATAAAAGAAACAATAACTATACAAGGTGAAAGGTTGACTTTTCAAGATGTGTATAGAACTATTGAAGCCAGATTAAATGAGTTTAAAAATAAAGGTAAGTTAATTCACGCTTATTTTCAATATGTTTTAGAACAAAATCCACAAAAGAAAGAAGAAGCTAAGCAAAACGCTATTAAGTATGCCAAAGCAACTAAGGCAGATTTTATTTCATTAGAGTCTCATCCCAGCATTAAAAGAATAAAAAATAATTTAGATAAAATTTTTGAAGCTGCGGGAGTTATAGTAGACTTGGATAATACTCTACCCCCAGGATTAAGAGACAAAGTTTCTTCAGAAGGGGTAATAGTTTCTGATTTAATGGTAGATAAGGATGGTAATAAACTTGCTACAACATATGACGGACTTTTTGTGCATCAAAACGGGGAAGCTACTTTTGTAGATTTTAAAACAGGTTGGTTAACTAGAGATTCTAATACCAACCAAATGATAAAATATGGGGAAGAATTTGGTATAAATGACTCTAGATTATCCAGAGCTTATTTGGAAAAAGCTTTGAGAACTGTAATGCTTAAAGAAAAATTTCCAGATTTAAAATTTAGGTCTATTAAATTGTTGGTTATAGATGCTATGGGTAATCCTACGGCCATGGAACTAGACTTAGAACCGTATCTTTTTACCATACAAAATTACTATAAAACAAATCACCCTAAAGTCCATGATGAAATGGAGAAAAAGGGATTGTTTAAATTGTCTAACTACAAAGGGGTAACTCAATCACTTATAGATCTACACTCTGAAATATCTCATTTGTCTAGAGACGAAAAACTTATTTATTTAAAAAACAAATTGTCAGATCTTTATTTAAGATCTTCTAAGGAACAAGTAGAAAGAGACCCAAGAAAAAAAGCTTTAAGTATAAAATACTCACAGGCAATACTGGAGATAGAAAAAGAACCCACTATAGATCTTAAATCTAAAACTCCAGACTTAGGTTTTTTCTGGAAAATTAAAAACTTTTCTGATGTAGATAACCCAAGAATACAAGTTTTACATAAAGTATTATTAGAAGCAAAACAAAGGCTCAATATTTTTTCAAAAAATTTGGAAGAAAACCATGATAATTTGTTTTTAAAGCTAGTGAATGAAAGGGTTGGTCCTAACGACAAAATGAATAAAGCAGCTTTGAAAGGACTTGAAATGGTTCACTTCGCCTCTATGGCTACTTGGAATCCAATTCTTGCTGCTGGTGTAGTCGCCGCACATAATGCTATTGCTTCTAAAACACAAATGGATACTAGAGATTTTTACGCGTTTATGTGGAGAAAGTCAGATGAGATAGGGGGAAGTGGTTACTATCTTAATACAAAAAATACTTATGTAAAGAATGGTAAAGAAGTTCCAATGACAAAAGCTGAGCAAGATTATAGAAACTACGTTCATAAAACAATGAAGGAGGAGTATAATAAATTTGCTAAAGAAATAGTTGGTTTTGATGAAGTAACTAGACAACCTATTTATAGATACAGTTCTTTAGGTTTACCAGAAGAAATGCCCTTAGATTTCATGCCTAGAATACCTAAAAGTATAAATGAAATTAGAGAGGAAGAAATAAAAACTTCTGGTTATGGAGCAGGATTAATGGGTCTTAAAACCACTGTTGGAGAAGAATTTAAAAGAAGCTTAAATGGTTTCTTTGAAGATAAATATGGTAGAGGGTCTGAAGGAATACAATTTAGGTATTTTAAACACACTGATTCTCCAGGTATAGTAGACGCAGAAAACCACAGCTTTAACGGCCAAATCGCTTTCAAAATGTTCATGATGTCCATGAAAACTAAGCAAGAAATGGACCCTCTTTATGATCTAGCTAGGGGCGTTCGTAATGCTTTAGATGAAGAGCTTATGGAAAGTGGTGAAGAAGCTAGGTATTCTAATACAGTTCAATGGTTAGATGATGAAATATATACTCAAATATTAGGGAGACAAAAAACTGAAAAAGTTTTAACCAGAGCAGTAAGATGGAAAGCTGGTAAGTTAACTGAAAAAGTAACAGGCATAAAAGAAGGCACTGACGTAAGAATATCTGAAATCGAAATAGTTCGTTGGCTAAGAACTTCTGTATCTTTTTTAACACTTGGATTCAAAGTTATTTCCCCAATAAGAAATGGTATATATGTAACATTGCAAACAATATCCCAGTCAACTAAAAATATAGTAACAAAAGGTTTGTCTAAAATATATGGAGTCGATGTAGAAGAACTAGGACAAATAGATTTAGTTGGTGGTAAAATAGTTTTTAATGATTATATTGCTAAGGCAATTATGGGAAAACCAGAGGAATCTAAATTATGGAATATTGCTAAAGCGATTAATTGGTTGCCAGATAACTACGTAATAAGCGACGAGGATATTAAAAAAATGGAAGCTGTCTCTAAAATAGGTCTTGGAGAAAATGCTTATGCTGCTTATTCATTATTTGAAAACTTTTCATCCCTTTGGCATTTGGCTGGATTATTAAAATCAACTAAAGTATTAGATAAAGATGGAAACAAAATATCCCTTTGGGATGCTCATGATGATAAAGGTGGGTGGAACATGGGTGTTCGCGGCGTAGTAGAAAACTCCGACGGAACAACTACCGAACTTAAAGAGCTTACGGCAATGGAGATAAAGGCTCTTAAAAGAACTCACGAAAGAGTATCTGGCTCTTACAGAAAAGATGAAAAAATCGCTATGGAAGCTTCTGTATGGGGAGACTTCTTAGCTCAATTTCAAAAACACGCATTCCAATATGTTAAAGTTTTATTCGGGTCTAAGTATAGAGATCGCAGTATTGGTAAATATGTTTTAGTTGGAAAGAAGCCAGATGGTATGCCTATGTATGAATGGCATTCCGAAATACTTCAGGGACAAATAAAGATATTCTTTGCTGCTTTGTTTGCTGCTATTCAGGGAAAGCATATGGATTACATGACTGGAGGAGATCTTGGAGAAGCTACTTTGAAGAATGCAAGAATTAGAGCTATGTCTTCATTAATAAACACGCTTATATGGTGGTTAACAATGTTAGCCATTTACTCTTGGGCATTTGATGATGAAGAAGAAAAGACTCCATTAGGAAAATCTGCTGCAAGAATTGTAACAGATATGTCTCGATTCCTTTCCTTAAAAGATATTCTTGATGCAACAGATAAACCAGTAGTATCTTTGGAGGTAGCAAACAAAATAGGTAAATCTACCTGGGCACTTCTTACTGAAGGTATGGCTGGAGAAGTGGATAGACAAGGTTGGCCTAAGGGCCTTAGAGGGTTTTTAACTCTCACACCCGGTTATTCTTCTAGATCACAAATAGAACAGATACTTGGTAATGATGAAGACCCAAGTTTTCTTTATGGCATCTACCCACTTAAATAGTGGGCGTCACTCAAAAAACATCCCCCTGCCCTCTCGCAAGAGAAGACAGGGGGTTTTTGTTTTTACTGAACTCCTTTAAGGGCTTCCAGTAGATCAGTTACTTTTCGGTTGTACTTGTCTTGCCAGCGGATCGGCAGGATACTGTAGAAGAGCTTGAGCAGTTCTTGCTCGTCTTTGGTGAGAGACTTCTTGCCGGTGATGGTCATAATGGTCAGGATAGAGTCCTCGATAAACTTATCAATCTCCTGCTCAGCCATCGGCTTATTTTTGCAGTTGTTGCACTCCCCTTTGCAGGCGCAGTAGCCCGGATCAATGAGTTTCTCTGCCAGGGATTGAGGCGTTTCTTCATGGTACGAAAAGCAGCACTTGATGAGCTTTTTCCTTGTTTCTTCTGAAGCGAGGGTAGCGCCGGAGAATTTGGCTGGATCAACAGACTTTGGGTAATACCCCGCTATTTGGTACGGGATCCTCATGTCCGTGAGTTGACGTCGCATTTCGATGAACAAAGGCTCTGCTACGAGAAGGAAATCCTGATCATCATACTGCATTGGAAAGCAGTCGATCATGTCCTCAGTTTCTTCGATGGGACGGTTGTCGATGCCATTTTCTGTGGAGAATAGTGGGCGGAGTTGCTCCAGTGGAACCAGAAGAAATTTCTTTTTGGTCATTGTTAATTTGTTTGGTGAATGTTAATAAAAAAGAAAACCCCCATCCCTCCGTAATGGAGAGTGGGGGTTCTTTGTTTTCATAAGTCTACTTTTGCTTCAGGCTAATTTTTAGCCCTTGAGAATAAGTAAAGATCGACAACTATGGACATAATGTCCTGCACTCGTGACGTTTCGGCGTTTAGTTTGTGGATCTTTTTAGTCAGTCTTTTCACAACCGTACTCTTAGTCTCCGACTCAAAAGCTTTCTTATTCTTGCTCTTTGCGGTCTCATAATAAATGTAAGCCTGGGACATGAATCTTCCGAAAGAAGGGGAAGAGCGTTCAATTGATTTAAGTATAAACGTCTTCTTATCCCTCCTTACTTCCTCTAATTCATAGAGGTCTTTTTCACTTAACCCAAGCTCATTTAGCGATAGATCTTTGAGATTATCATACCGCCCGATCAGCTTAAGCCGATTTCAGTTCGTAATCCTCGTGAGAAAGGTCCAATTCGATCGTAGTTTGATCTGCGACCTTCTCATTCAGTTCGACACTGTCGTTATAGTATCCATATACTTCATTACGTGGAAATGGTTTGCTATATACTTCCGCACCATCAGGCAACACAACTCCTATCTCTCGCTCCCATCTTTGCTTCCACAAATCGCTCTTTAGGAAAACTAGCCTATTTCCGTAGCGGGAGTGTGATGGATTATCAGGGAAGTATTTGTCTACCACTTTCCGATCTGCCTCAGAATATTTGCCCTCAATAACTTTAAGGACAAAGTTCTCTCTTACCTCTTCCGGTGTTGAGAACACAAAGAGTATTCTTCCATCCTGCGGTGAATACTGCTCTTTAAAATGTGGATTTGATTTAAGGTGCTCCACAAGTTCCTGAGGAATGCTAGAGTTGTACTCCATTATGAAATACTTACCTTCCTTTCAGTTACGATACTCGGGACGCTGATGGTCACCAAGATATGTCTGGGTATAGAAGGCTTTATCAAAAACGCTGAGGGGTTCGTTCTTGCGTAGTTCAAAGATTGGAGAAATAAAGTAGGTGCTTACTGCGTGATTATGTGTCATATAGTTACCTTTTAGACTGTTTAAGTTTTATTAGGTGAATACTTTAAGGGGTATCCTCCCTTCATTTTGATAGATTTCTCTAGGGTATATTCATTGGTCAGTTTCCACATGCCAAAGATAATCCTCAAGAAGTTGGTAAATTCCTTTATGATATTTGTTATTAAAGTTGCCTCCAGTAAACCCAGCTTCTCTCTCCTCCTTAGAGGTAGTGTAGATTAAAGCGGGATTAAAAGATGAGGTTTTAGTCTCAGCTACTATAAAGATAAAGTCCTTTAGAGTATAACCTTCTTGAAGTAGATCATACACTGGAGACTCTTTTGTCTTTAAAGCATACTCATATAAAGCAGCTTGTGTGTAGTAGCCGTATAGAATATAGTTAAGTGGGAATTCATAAACAGATTTCCCTATTGTTTTTAGATCAAAAGGCTCTATAGTTTTTTCTTGGTGGTCGATCTTAATCCCATCCAAGAGAGCTTTAAACTCATGATCTTTAAGAGTAAAATATATAGGTACTTGGTGAAGTAATTCTTCATGTATTTTATTTCTTTGAAAGTATGAAAATGCGTAGGGTGAATCCATAACTAAAGATACAGCCTTTTTAGCTGAGTCGTATTCATCTTTAGATAGAATTGTATACCCATCTTCTTTATAAGTATTATAGTATTCAACAGCGTCTGGTGAAGTTCAGAATTTATTAATCACCCAATCAGCACTCATCTTATAACCACTCATTCAGTAAGCACTCATGTAATCTTCCTTAGGAGAGTCTTTAGTTATCCCCTTAGGTAAGTTAGAAACAAATGTGCCCATAAAACCATAAGGCTTATTTACTTCGAGTACTTTAAACTTACTAACTCAGGCTTTAGGATCTGTTAGTAAACAGTCTACTGCTGAGCCTATTCTTAAAGAAGCCGAGTCATCTTCAAATAGTTCTGGGTTATCCTTCTTTAGTTTTAGTATTCTTGGATTTGCGATTGCTTTTAGCAGGGAGTTGGATATTCTCGGAGATTTGTAATATTCTGTTATCGGATCATTCTCTATCATTCTTTATTCACTTTTTTAATATATCTATACATACTAACACCTCTTTTTGGTTTGTAGGCATTAATAGTAACCACCCCTTATTCTTTATCGTATACTTAAAGATCTTTCATCTCAGGTCAAATGCGGGCCTTCTAAGACCCTTTGTCTCGATTACTCAATTCTTTCCGCTAAAGTCTGGAGAATATACAATATTTTGATACTTGTTATTCTTTACTTTAAGTTGTTTGTTTCTCTTTTCGATGTCAATTCCTTTAAAAACAAAGGAAGGGAATAACTCAATTTCCTTTTCGTACTCAAAAGTTATCCCCTCCTTCGTTAGTTGTTCTCAAGCGAATTCCTCGAGGTTATTGCGGGTTCTCATTTCTTCTTGTTGAGGGCTACGTGCAGTTTGTCCATGTAGCTTCTCAGAGCCAAGGCATCCTCATGCACGAGATTTGTGTTGACGTTGACCACCTCCAGTTCTTTGGAGTCAGGATCGACAGTGATTGTAACGGTTGCGTAGTCGAGATTGAGCGCTTCGACAGTCTCTTTTGCAAGAGCGTAAGCTTCGTCTCGGTCGGTAAGGCAAGAGGGCATTGCTTCACGCAGGATGCCATCGGTAATGAAGTTTCGTCCGTTGTTCAGTCTGGACGGCGCGTTGGGGATTGTGGTAACAGTGCCACTAATTGCCCCTTCAGTTTTTTTCTGGAACACACCTTCGAAGCCCGGTCCATTGAATGCATTGATCGCTTGCACCACTTCTTGCAGGGAGCTAAAGTCCATTTGCAGGCCGTGGGACAAAAGCGCCGGGAAGAAGCCGTCGTCAAAGGAAAACTCGTTCATGAAGTCTACTGCCAGAAACGCATCTTCTTTGTTGAAGAATTGTTTTTTGTTGTAGAAGTCTGGAACGGGTATGCCCTTGAGATTCAGGGCTTTCATCAGGCGGTTCTTATCTTTCGTCAAGCTGACGGCTTCAGGAGGATTTATATGCACTTTCTGTACGAACTTTTTGTCCATTGTGCCATTGAAGCATGCAGAACATGGGTAAGTGGGCCCGAAGAAAAGAGAACCAGCGGAAGCCACTTTTGATCTTGTTTCAGGATCTAAGAAGAAATTCATTACCAAATAATTGGTTTAGTTAACTTATCGTTAACTTGTGTGAAACATTTACATCCTTTGAACAGCCTGTAGCTGAAGGGAGAGGGATGAGCACTCTCTATTATAATGTGTTTCGCATTGATTTTAGATTTAAACTTCTGGGCTTTTTTGCCCCAAAGCAACCAAACTAGTTTATCCTTCTTATTAAGAGTGTTTATAACTTCAGAAGTAAATTCACGCCATACTTCTAGATGGCTTTCAGGTTTTCCTTGTTCGACTGTGAGTGCTGTGTTTAATAGTAAAACGCCTTGTGGGGGGAGGTGCTCTAGAAATGAAACAGAATTATCGAATCCCATAGAAGGCTTGCCGGTATCTTCTTCGATCTCCTTAAAGATATTACGTAAAGATGGTGAGATCTTCCCGTTTCTTGGGTTATCAAAAGCGATACCAGTTGCACTGCCATCATGGTAAGGGTCCATACCGAGTATTACTACACGTACGTCGTCAAATGGAACCTCTTTAAAGGCCCGAAAAATTGAGTGCGTTGTAGGGTAGATTTTTTTGGTTTCCTCTTCCGCCATTATAAAAGGGATGATGTCTTTTTTGAAAACATCGAAAGCCTTGTTTAATGGCCATACCCAACTATCCCCTACATAGGGCTTCATATTCCTGTGGTTCATTGATATATCATGGTGTCTTTTAGGATTTCTGAGCGATTGAACACGGTACGCATAAGAACAACCCTAACAGAATCCGGGCACTCTTCTTCGCAATCAAAATCGCATCTGTGTTTGAATTCTTTTATACCCGACTCTTCAGTTGGTTGATCGGTAGGGATCTGGTATAGATAGGGAGATCCATCGCTGTACTCCCATAGATGCACATCGTAGTAGGTATTATCAAGGACGGCGTCCTGTACGAGCACATCGAGTTTGTCCGAAGTTTTCTCAAAGAAATCGTACATTACTACGATGGACGCAGCTACCGAAGAAAGCATCAAGGTGAAAGAGATCAATAAGATCAATTCTAGACGCTTAAAATGGGAGATTATCATACTGGAGTGTTTTTTTGATCAATTTCTTGATCTGTTTGAAAGTCTTGTTTACGCCAAACTTTTTTTGAAAGTCGGAGATGTCCTTTTCTCTGGGGAGAGAAACTCATTTACATTTTATTCTATATGACAGTTTCATAGAGTAATCAATACCCGCAGAGTCACTGTCTAAAAAAATTATTATATGCTTAAATCTTTTCTTAAGGCCAACGATGAAAGGCTTTATTTCTGAATAACTTTTATCAGAGGTCCCATATCCTTCTCCGTTAAAGCAAACAGCGTTAAACCCATGTTGTCTTAAGACCATTATGTCCTTGATAGAAGATGTTATAAAAAGAACTGTTCCCTTCTGTGGAAGTTGGAATAGTCCCCCTATGTCTTTAGTATTAGCATTCCCTCCCCACTTCTTGGACTTGTCCCCACTTAAAGGGCGATAGATTTTGATATTTCCTGATGGAAACTTGTAAGCAAAAATTGGATTGCCCTTAGTTGAACGTGCCCAATACTCTTCATTTCTATAGATATTCTTAACAAAGAAACTATATTTAGCTACGATGTTTTTGGGTATCTTGTATTTGTTTCAGTAATACATTCCCTCTTCTAAAGGTGAAGAAGTGAACGAATACTGTACGTCTTCTTTAGGACGAATCTCTACTGCACCGTCTTTCATTAACGGTATATCAGCTATCATTTTAGATAGAGCTTGCTCGTAATTTAAATTGAATTTGGCTTTAACAAAGTCTATAACGGAGTACATCTTCGCTATACCAAAATCATTAAAGTAGAGTGTTTCTCTCTCTGAATAGAAGAATGCTGCTGTTGGATTCTTGTCCTCTCGTAATGGGGATTTGTATAGTTTGCCAAGAACTATCTTTTGCCCCATGTAGTATTCAAACGCTGCCTCTTGATTTACTGAGGTTTTTCAATCAGCAGTGTAGTAGATTGCCTTCATTTTTTATGTACTCTTATTTTTATTATTTTTTCAGCCTTATATTTGTCTATAACAAAACACTCTGCCTGAGACTCCATATTTAAGTGGAAGTAGCGAGTGAACATAAACCAGTGTTTAGTTAGTTTTATAGTCTCTCCTAAGCTGTCTATAAAAGTACAGCTAAAGGTTCCTATTATAATGGAATCCCCAATAGTGGGGTTGACCTTCAGAAGTTCTTCGAGCTTCTTTGGATCACCGTTAATGAATTCAGATAAAGTCTTCATGCTTTTATGAGCGGAATCGAACCACTCTTTACCCACCAGGTAAAATAGAAAAGGGCGATAAGATTTCTCCTATCGCCCTAATCATTAAATGAGAGAGTCTACGTCTTCTTGCGACATTGCTCCGTCATCTTTCTTAGCGCGATTTGCTGACATTTCGCTGATTGCCTCCAATTCTTTCTTGGAAAAGGAAAGACGAGATACTCCTCCTGCTTTCTCCACATAATTACCATATGAGGGGAGCTCTGGATACATCTTTTCCTTATAATCAGGAACGACTTTGAGGTTTACTGCGGTACCCTTTTGCTCATTAAGCAGTGATGCGGCATTAGCAACAAAGGTCTTATAGTCTTCTGCGCTGAAAGAGGCAACAGCCTCATCTCCAAGCAGTGCAGTCATTATGTGCACAATATGCTTGAGGTTTTTAGTTACTTCCCTGTTGTACGCATCCTGAATGCTTTCTCCCTCTTTTGGATTACCTCCAGTTGGTACAAAGAGACGTTTATGAATTACCTTTCCGGTGGCTACTTCCGAAAAGTTTATATCAGTTCATGTAGAGTCAGTGGATAGACCGTTAAACACGATATTTCCCGTGTGAATTCCTACGGGGATTTTGGAGCCTCCACCAGAGTAAGACTCTTCTTTGAACATAGTTGCTTGATACATAGTGATTATATTGTTTTAGTTAACCAATTTCAGCCTCAAGGACTGATTTTCTTATTACCTCAAGGTTGTTCTCAATCTTAGGATCAAAAACACCCATAACACTTCTCGCCTCAGTTGTCCCATCAGACTGTGTTATTAGATCGTAGGTAAATTTATTATCAGGGGTTTTAGTTACTTTAGTATATAGATTGTATGCTAGAAAAGCATTTAGATTAATTTTAGAAAGCTTCTTACCGTTTGTCATTGTTCGGTAATGCGTGATGCCATTGACATCGTATGGTTCACAGTGCGCCATAACGAATACGACAAGATCGTCTCGCTTAATTTCGCGCATCATTTTGTAAAGATTCCACACTGAGGTCGCTAACAAGAACCCCCATATTTCTACGGGGCTTGGATCATATCTTCTTCGTTTATATATTTCTCAATAGATGTTTTCTTATAGTATTTTGGTTTTACTGGAATTACATTTCCTTGATATGTATAAAAAGCTCTGTAGTTTTTTACATGTCTTCCGTATTTAGCGGAAAGAAGTAGTCCTGTATGATTAACTATCAAATCTTTGCTGGCTTGCTTAAATGAGCTATACTCCCCTACAAACTTACCATTTACAGCGTTGTAAACAAATGCTGTTTTTGAAAAAGCTTTTCTCATTTTGTCTATGTGTTCTGGGCTTTTCTTTTTACCCGAAAGAGCTAAAGACTTTTTAATCTTTGTTTCCTCAGTTTGCTTTGTGCCTAAAACACCGCCTCCCCCATCAGTCATATTTAATAGTTTAAAGTTCTTATGTTTAAAGATTTTTATAAATCTTTTTTCTCACACATTTAAATCTACATCGCATATTAATGGGCGCATTATTATATCATATCCGTTATCTATTCTATTGTGCACTCACCTACTGACTTTAGTATTATGTCTTCTAGAGTCTTGCAAATGCTCTCTTAATCTTTTTGATAACGCGCATTCTGTTTTACCAATATATCTAATCCTATTATTAGAACTGTCTATTAAACAATATACACATTTACGAAGTCCTGCCATTTCGGGAATAAATAATTTCCCTACTCCCCTTCGGAGGGATGATCTCTGAACGTTCTCCTGTTCGGAGCTTCGCTGCTGATTGTCCAATTTTATTATTTTTTAACATTCAAGTTTGCCTATATTTCAAAGCTGCTTTGTAGTATAATAAACTCTAAGGAGTTTCCAGCAATTAGACAGGTACAGGACCTAGCTATTGATCCTTCCACTGATCTCTAGATGGATTCTCTAAGATCTCCATTTCTTCGGTGGTCATAATGGCGTTAATAGTATCTATAACAATACAGTTAATATCTGGCTTGCTCTCTGAAATTGTTTTGATAAGTTTGTAGATAGTTGGTATATCTGTTGTCTTAGCATAATTCTTATTCTCAGAATTATAATCTGACTTTCATCCTTTCCAAGATAGTCCCTTACCGTCTGCATCTATGTAATAAGTTTTCTTAGGGTCTAAGAATCTAGCGCCTGTTGTTTTTCCGGTAGCAGGCATTCCGGAGATTTGTACTAAGTTCATTATAGTTCTACTTCTTCTAGTTTAGAAAATTTAAAGTCTTCGGCTAATGCTATAATCCCCGGCTTACCAAATCTTTCCTTAATAATATGCCAGTAAATCATGTCTCTTGTTTCATCCCCCGGATACTTTAGTGGTAATCCTTTGGGGTGGTTTTTTCTTGGGGGACCGTAACCTTCTTTTATTCCAGATACGGTTGATGGTCTATGTGTTATTATAACGTAATCTGATGTGTGATATATTGATGAGGCAGCAAAGATATCATTTCTATTTGGGAAGTGATACAAAGGGTTGTCTACCCTATCCATTTTTTCAATCTCTCTATTTAACTGACCTAGACAAATGATCAAACATTTAAGGCCAATATGCGCAAAGTATTTCTTCACATCATTCAACATCTCCATTAGAGAGTCTACTGTTGCTTTCTCTTGTTCTCCCGTCTTTCCTTTAGTCAATAGAACGTGGTCAATAGTAACAACCAAACCATAGTTTTTGTTTAATAAATCTCTCTCTTGCGCAAAGGTAAGAATAGTTTTTTGTATCTGCTCAGAAGTACCAGCATTATCTACATAGAATATAGGAGATTTCTTTCTTTCGTCAAGTACATTCTTGATAGCTTCATACTCTATATCTTCTAAAGGAGTATTTGCTGAATAAATATCTTTAAGAGTTTTGTTTCTTACAGACGCTAGATACCTAGCTATCTGATCCTCTACTAACATCTCAAAGTCAAACGATAAAATCTCAAATTTAGTTTCGTTAAGGTCTAAGAAATCTTTTTTAAATTGTTCTAGTATAGTAGATTTACCTGCTCCTGACTGACCTGCAATAGTCATTATTCTACCCCAGTCAATGCCCGCCATTAGAGCTTTGTTTAGTTTTTTAAAGGAAGTTTTAAGCGACACAATTTCGCCCTTTCTCCTCTTGTCTATATAGTTAAGGGCCGAATCAACCCCATAGGATATGTGTCTATATTCCATTATAATAAGTCGTCGTCTGAAACTATTTTTTGTTGTTCAAAAGAAACATTGTTGTACTCTTCGTTAGCTAGCCAGTTATAAGAAGCCTTCATATACTTAAAAGGATTCTCTAGTGGAGACGAAGCTTTCTTATTAGCAATCTCTGTCTCTATTGATTTTTGTAGATACTCTTCAGTTACATTATTTAAAGCTTTTAGATACTGGACAAACGTCTCTTTCTTATTCACCCTTAGCTTTCTACTTTCTTGAAACCTATCCCACTTATCTGAAGCAGGAAAAGTTTTCCAGAATTTCTCAAACCCAGAGGTATACTTTAGGTCTGAATCGAAATCTTCTTTAAGGTAGTTCAAAAGAAACGCTTGCCCAGTATTGGACAACTGGATCTTGTTTGTAGCGTCTATCTGAATTAGGTCCATTTTTTTGAGTAAACTCAGATCTTGCTCTGGAACTTCTTGAGGGTAGTTCCTCTGGCTTGTATAGATAAGATACATCTCCACTAAACACCTTATTGGAAACTTCATCGAATCTAAGGCACTCACAGTATTTGAAGTTAATAGCAACATTTATATATTTTAAATGAAAGTCATCGTATTCGAAGTGACCATACTTGCCTATAGACTTAAATTCTGAAGAGACAAAGAAGGACACTATTTGTTTAAAGAAATAAATACCATGTTCAACGGTATCAGTTACATATTTATATCTTAGAGATGTGAGTAGAATAAATCTTCTGCCCTTACTCTTTTGGAAGCTTATGTGAAAGGTAAACACTTCTGGAGCGCCTAAACCTTTATAGGAATATATTTGAAGATAGAAATCGTCGTATTCCTCCGTGTGAAGCAATCTCATTTTATTTTTCATAAAAAAGACTGTTAATGTAGTTAGAGTCTTCTAGCTCTTTATAGAAGAGTAGCTTTATTGCACCTTCTTTAAAAGCAAGTTGAATGCCTTCATCTAGAGTAGACATAAAGGAAGAATTCCAAGTAGTTTGGTTAACAGTAATTTCTTCGGCAACTCTCTCGTCATTTCTTACGACAATAGAAGCTTTAAATTTAGATTTTATTTTGTCCTCTTCAGTGTAACTATTTAGCTCTATATAAAGATTTAAAAACCCATGAGTAGTCTCGTAGTACATTTGAATGATTCTATGCGCCATACCAGTATATTAAAGCTTTTTCTAACGCCTCTACAAAAGTAACAAAAGGACCGAAGCTCTTTCTTATACGGTGTTGAGATCTGCGATACTTGTAGCTTACCGAGGAGCCGTAAGATATGCGTTTTGTAGATTTTGTTTTATAAACTATTAGAACAGCTTCCATTCTGGATTTGTCAGGACTCCTACTGGAGGTGTCCTCTAAGTCAATCGTAGCCAAAATATTTTGATTATCGGATTTCATCTTCATTACCATAGGCACTGTAAAAGTCTGATACTCTAGTATCAAAAGATTCCAAGAACGTCCAAATATTTGACATTCTGTTTGACGTTGTCTTTGTTATTAGTTTGCCATTTTTGTCGATAGTAGAGATATAGTAGAATTGTTCACCATTAGTAAAGAGCTTAATGACAAGTCTATACGCGTTAGAATGGTGCTCATATTCCTCTATTAATACCTCCATTAGTATAGTGTAAGTTGTTCATTTTCTTCAGCTAATAAAAACTTTAAAACTTCTTCTGCATTTAAAGAGGTATCGAAGTTTAGGAACTTGCCTTTAGTAGTAACTCTCTTAATGTAGAATTTATCGTTTATATTAAAGATTCTAGTAATTATGTCGTCTTTTACTAAGACGTTTATAGGAGCAGTCTCTCTGAAGACACAATCGTCGCAAATAAACTTTAAGTTAGTTTCTGTGTGCTTGTTTATAACTTCCTCAGGATGCATTGTTAAATCAATAGCTACTGGAGAAGAGCAGTAAGAACAATTAACATCTACGAATCTTTGTATTTTATGGAACTCGTCTCTAACTATATTTGAGTAAGGAACCATTAGGTTTTCCCCCTCATACATGAGCTTATCGTCTGATTGTAGATTATTATAACAACATTCTGGGCACATATGTTTCCCAAAAGTTTGAGAAGCATTGCGACTATCTACCTCGCTATTATTTACAAAATATTGATCGCCACATCTTTTGCATATATCTATACCTGAGAAAGTTAGTAGGTGAGCAATGTATGTATCACTTAGCTTAGAAGTCATGACTAGATCACAAGATCTGCAGACTTTTACTTGTCCGCCGTCAAGATGATACATCTCCATACCAACAGGTATAAAGTACTCTACAAACAACTTCTTTTGTGGATCTATTTGTTCGTTCTTTGCTGCCCCTAGATGAACTTGACAAAACAAGCAGCAGTCTGGGGTAATCCTAAAAGGCTCTTTATCTGGGTTTAAGTGGTTATAGAATTTATGAGTGTCATTAGGAAAACTTGCCTCATGCACAACCCCGTCTATTCTTTGTATGGCTTTAACTCCAGCTCTAACAGAGAACTCTTCAAACATATCCTCCATGTTTTTATCAGAAGATTTCTTCTCTATCTCCTCGTTGCACATATCACAAGAGTATGTATTAAGAAGAATGCTCAGAGGCTCGCTTATTTTCTTTCTATAAAATATTGTGTTGTTATTATGTTCAGCCAAACAAAAAGGGCAAAAGTCTTCCAAAGAAGCTCCCCTGACATGTTTACCTATGTTCGGGGGAAGGAAGACTCTGTTGCTTCGGATAAACTTAGTAATGCTTGTTTCGGAAGGTCGTACACCGTGCTTGCTCATCTGCTTTTTAATCCGCTTGATTTAAGTTTCTTTTCTACCCAAGTTTTCTCAACCGTACCTTCTGTGTACAGATTAATAAACACGGGCTTTTTTCCTTTTTCAGGACGTATGATTCGCCCTAACTGCTGGGAATTTGTTAACTCTGTAGATACGCCAGCAGCACAAATAGCTGCTTCTACCTGCGAGACATTTAATCCCTCGTTTAAAGCGTCAACTGCTATAAGAATATTAAACTGATTTTGTTCAAATGCTATTAAGTTTAATTCTCTTTCTATTGGTTTTAGTTTTGAGTGGTATATAGCAGTGTTACCTCCTAAATACTCTTGCAAACTTTTAGCAAATGCAATGGACTTAGTGAAGATTATCCACTTGCGACTCATCCCCATGTGGTTTAGTATATCTCGAATTGCTTTTAGCTTCGCTGGATTAGAATAAACTAACTGCTTTCGCATAGTCATCCCAGCCCAATAAGATTTACATAATCCTTGTGTCTCCTTATCAAAAGAAGCCCACTGAGCAGCTTGAGCTAACTCAAAAACATTTTTGTATTTTGATTTCAGTTTAGGATTATCCATTAGAACTCTAGTAAGTTTTATCATTGACTGCGTAAACTTATTGTCAAAGAGTTTGTACTTACCAGATATAGTTTTGTGTAGAGGTACTGAAAAGTTATATATCTCAAACTGAGGAACCATCTCATCCTTTAAAGCATCTTTTAGCTTCTTCTCATAAATTACTGGACAAGTTTTAGCTAAGAACTCTACATACTCTGCTTCTTCTGGAAGTGTGGCTGTTAAGCACATTAAATGCTTAGCTTTTATGCCGCTAAATACTTCCCTATATTTAGGTGATAAAGATCTATGAACCTCATCTATTATAACTAAGTCGTAATATCCTTTATGCTTGTAGGCAGATTGGATACACATAAACTTTATATTAGTTCCTGTCATAACCTCTTTCCATTGATTTAGAATGGGCAGGCGGGAGGTGACCACTAATGTTCTGGGCTTGCCTAAATCTTGGTAAGCCATTAAGCCGCATCGTGTTTTCCCCCCGCCCGTATATATCAACAGGGTACCCCATCCATTGTTTTGTTTTCAGGAGGCAACTGCTTCCTCCTGCATTTGAGTTCTTTTATCCATTAGATGATTGGCATTTAGAACACCAGCCCCTTGAGTCCATAGAGTTGGAAAGCTCTCTACAAGAGGTACACACACCTCGATGAATGTTTTCTTTACAAGGTATGCAGAAGGTGTCGTATATAGATATTGGTTTGAAGTGCGTTTGACAGCCGTGACACAGCTTGTCCTTACGCAAATTTATAGGTTTGCTTGCACAATTGGGACATACCTTTTGCTTCTTGTGAATTACTTCTCCACAACCGCATCTTTTTAGGTTACCCCAGTCGTTGTTTTGCGCATTAGCCGCCGAATTTATTATATGGCAGCTTAAGCAGGTTTCATCACCGTCTAAGTGCGTAACGCGTTTGCATTGTATACACACACCAGTGGCGTATTGTGGATCAGGTTTAAAGTCTTTACCGTAAGCACACTGTATACATTCAGTAGTACCTTCAGCATATTCTTCAACGATTGAAGCACATCTTTTGCATATTGGGGATATTTTATTTGCAGTAATGCAACTATCGCAAATGTTTAGAGTACGTAAAGAGAGTTTTGAATTGCCTCTATTACATTTCTCACATATCCCCGCAGCGTCTAGCCACCTAACCTCGAAGCAGCTTCTACAATCGCCATGGTAAAAATCTTTCCACGGATTAGTTGTATTGGCGTACACCGATTTTACTTTAGTGTTGTTACAATAGTCACACGTTACGCCCGTTAGTTTTTTGGTAAGGTGAAACTGCCGTTAGTCAGGCCCTTTACGAGGTCATGAATCTCATCCTTAATAGGTTGAGTGTTTTGTTTGTTCTTCTCTGCCTCACGATACTTGTGAATGAAGTTCATAAGGTCAGCGACTTTCTTCACTGAACCAGCATCAGCCTGTTTGTAGATGTAAGGAACAAGTTTCTGAGCTGTATCGTCAATCCTCTTTGGATCGGTCATACCGTGAATTTTGAGAAGCTCTTGTACCTTGTCCTTAACTTTGGTAGCATCAATGTTTTCCTCTTTCTTCTCCTCTTTCTTTTCTTCCTTCTTCTCTTCCTTCTTTTCCTCTTTCTTCTCATCCTTTACAGGGGGAACATTGAAGAACTCGCCGAGAATTGCGTGCTGAATGCCGTCATTCTTAATGGCAAGGGTCAGAGTCACAAGAACCTCCCACAAAGTTATCAGCAGGTGAGTTGTGCTCAAGGCAAGACTGGTTACTACGCCGGAGTGCAAATTCTGAAACGGGGAGTAGTCTAATGGAAGATGGTGTTTAGAAAGTAGGAAAGTGAGGTGATTAGGATGGTCTATACCCAGCATTACCCACAAAGATGTGAGAAATATTTCAAGCTCTGCAGTTTGCTTTAGCGAGTGTGCCATTGCGTGCAGATTGAATATTGGAGAACCGATGGTAAAGAATAGCGATATCAAAGCCAGCATAGAGCTGCCTAAGAACAAGCCGATCTTTTTAGGCATCGGTTCTTTAATGAAGAAAACGCTGATGACCGAACCTAAGTATTTTGTCATAACAAACGCACCCAAACCGCCGACAACAGCTAGGAACATGTGAACTGTCATACGAGCAGTTACATTGATGTCTTTGTCTTGGATAGAAGCAAGCAAAGCTGCCTCTGAGATCATAGCGATTAATTGCAGGGTTATGAAAACCGTTAGGGGATAGGTTATAAAGAATTTTATAAGAACTGCGCCCGGTTCCAGATTTTTATTCTGGGGGTCTTTTTTGGCTCTATAGAAGAAAAAGCCAAGTGCTGCCGCCATCGAAAGAATGGTGACGACAAAAAACGTTGTTGCTTCTTGCATGGTCTTACTTTTCCCACTGCGAAGATACGTGAGCTTCTGCAGGGACTGTTAAATGATTCAGGAATTTCTGCGACGATTGTAATCCGATCTTCTCAACGAGTTTAGCAATAGTGTTTGCTTTGTCTTTCTCACATTCTATTACTACCTCATCATGTACGAATAACACCAGATTAAACGGTATTTTTTTAGACTTCTCTCTGAGTTCTATACAAGTGGCTTTTGCTATGTCAGCAGCGGTAGCTTGGACAGGCAAGTTTTGTGACCATCTTTGTATTTTAGAATCCCAAGTTTTATATGCTGATGCAATAGTAGGATGAGGATCCCAACCCATTGCTTTAAAGTAGTTATAATGTTTCTTAGCTTCTAAGTATTCATTATAAAACGGTATATAACTTCTTCTTTTTGATACTTCATTACACACAACATATCCTCTTTCCCTTGTGAGATTGCCCATCTCTATAAAGTAAGGATTAAGTTTTGGGAAAGCAGTATAAACTTTATTTAATAGTTCCTTTCCTTTCTGTAAAGTAACTCCAGCACCTTCTGATACTTTCTTAGCTCCGGCACCAAAAGCAATTGCGAAGTTAATAGTCTTTGCTAACTGTCTTTCTTCAGATCCTTTAGTTAGATTAGGATTGTCAAAAGCTAGTTTAGCAGTCTCTAAATGGTAATCACCATTGTTTATAAAGATGTTAATAAAGTTCTCGTCATTAGACTTATCAGCAAGTATCCTTGCTTCTATATTAGAGAAGTCTGCACCTACAAAGGTGTTACCTTCTTCAGCTTGAAATGCTGATCGGTATATAGATCCTCGTTTTATATTCTGGCAATTAGGGTTAGTAGAAGAAGTTCTTCCAGTTCTCATAATTTGCATATAAGAAGAGTGAACTCTTTGAGAAGTTGGGTTGACGTGCCTTAAAAACTTTTCACCATAGGTAGATGATTCCTTTTGGGAAAGCTTATAGTCAAGATAAGTCTTCAGAATACCAGCCTTAGCTGTTTGCTTCTTTAAGACTTCACGAGATACAGACTCCTTTATCTCACCTGTTTTCTTGTCTATAATCGACACGTCAACACCAAGCTCTTTGAGTACAGGTAAAACCTGTTTGTGGGAGTTTCAGTTTAGTTGTTGATACTCCTCCAGTTTCTTTCGCAATTCTTCGGTTTGTTGTAGTGTGTTGCGATAATTCTCTAACCACTGTTTTTGGTTGAGATATACACCACTCAATTCCATATCAGCAAGAACTTTCACGAAGTTGAACTCTAGCTCTGCTGTTGACTCAAGCTCATTTTTCTCAAGCTGAATCTTCTGTTTCTCATACAAGAGATATGCAACCGAAACGTCAAGAGCTCCATAATAGAGCTGCTCTAACTCAAACGGTTTATCTCCTATACTAGAAAAAGAACTCCTTATCTTTTTGGTAACTGCTGGAATAAATAAGTTACCTTGATTGGAGTAGTAATGATACCCTGTGTAGCGTCTAGCGGTTTGCTCTAGGGTAAAATGTCCCTTCTCCTCATCCATCCCACACTCCAGTATTTGTGCTGCAAGCATGGTATCGAATAGATCTTCAAGCTCAATCCCATAGTTAGTCTTTATAACTTGGTAGTCGAACTTAATATTATGACCTATGATCTTTTTCTTGGATAATTCTTTGAGGAGTTTAGTGGGGTCCGCTTTCCTTGTGTCTATAATGTACTGAACTTCTTTGTTACCAAACTGCAGCATGACAATTCTTCTATCAAAGATATTATCAAAATCTCCAGTTACCTCTGTATCTAAAGCTATTATGTCTCAGGACTTGATCTCTTTGGTGAGTTCTTTACCTGACGTAGGTTGTATCTGTCCGTGTTGGACTCGAAACATAGATTGTTGTATATCCATTGATAGTGCGCTTAAACCTTACGTTATTAAACTCCGTAGGTTCTACTTTTGTTTCTGGTTTAGTGTTAAAGATATTAGATTGAGGGAAAAGATGAGCCGCTTTGTTTAACACCACGGGCTCCAGATAGTGCTTAAACAACGAACCTGCGATCGTTGATAAGAGGACAAAAAAGATAGCTTCCATATTTTAGTATGGATAAAGGGGGGATTTCTCCCCCCACTATCAGTATTAGATATTTAAATGTATGTGGTCTCCGCTAGCATTAGGGTTAAAGAATACATACTCAGAAGCAACCTCATCGTAAAGATAACGACGTACTTTTTTGCTCCCGGGTTTGCCTTCTATATAGAAAGTTACCTCATGCTCTTTTAGCCAAGACCTACCTTCTTCGGATAGTAAGAAGGCAATAACAGTCTCATCCCACGCTAAGTCAATTGCTTTACCGTGGTAATGTTGACTTTTACAATTCGAGTGCCTTCTCACAGAATTTACTTTAGCTACTGGGCCCTTTCAATCAGAAAGAGCGATAGCGAACTCAGAAGATATGTTAGTATCCACTGGAGTATAAAGTAAAAACCCAAAGAAATTGCCCTCGGTACACAGACCTGTTCTCTTAGACTTCCACCGTTTGTTTTGATAGGGGTGGGTTTCTCTAAGGTTGTTAAGCTCAAACCGCATAGAATCTATGGTTATGGCCATAGAATCAGTACGCGATTTTATTTCAAGAAAGTCCTTTTTTAGATCGTTGTTTTTGTGAAACAAGCCTAAGGTAAGAACTAACCCGATAATAGTTGAGATTACCATAAAGGCCTTGTATAGTCGATTATTTTCCAAAATTTATACATTTAATGTAACAATACCCCTCTTCTAAGATCGGGGCTAAGCAGCCTATTTAGTATAGCATCTTTAATGCTTTATCTAAATTCCTTAGTTCGGCTTTTCTCAGATCGAGATTATAGTGATCTATTGCATCAAATGGTTCATAGAACACATCTGGATTCTCAACTAATGGTCCGTCTTCTGAGATTATTCTACCTTTGAAAACACGAGCATTCTTATAAAACAGGGATTTCCCCATTTTGTTTGCGGTCCATTTAAGACCGTCAACAGTATAACTCACATTTAAAGGCAAAAGATCTTTTTTACGTCGCAAGACTCACACTCGGTCGCGAACGTAAACAGCTATTGATTTATTAATTTCCATTATTATAAAATGGGCACCGATACCAATACTTCGTCCTCCGGCGGTGCCTCCTTTGGAAGAAGGGACTCGGCAAGGCTGATGAGACTCTCGTCAATTTGATAATCAACAAGGCCAGCAGCTCTTTTGCCAAAGAATTTCGTCTCGTAAATATCCACGTCATTGCGGTGCATAAAGGATAGACCGTCAGAACCGCAAAGCAGATTACCTCCACAAACTTCTGCAAAGGTAAGGAAAGCTGAGTAACCTAAGCCAATAATTGGCACTTTTTTGTTTACCCAGTAATGCAAACTGTTTAACCGGAAGGACTCTATACCCTGATCTTGAGGCGGAATGCCTGGAGCGGGAGTTTTGAAGTAACTCACGTTGGTATTGATGCCACCGGTATCTGGTATTATTAGCACGCAATTCGGATGATACGTTCGTGTCTCTGTTTCCAGAAGTTGAACTTGCCAACCATAACGCAAAAACAACATTCTTATTTTGTAGACGTGCTCTGCGAGGTGGAATCCGTATGGGTTTGCGATGAATGCTTTTTGTGCATTCTTTTTAGAAGGAGAAAACATCGTTTGATTCCACGTTTGTAAGCATCTTGCCTAGTTCCGTCAGTTTGGATGAGGTGTAAGATACTTGGTTTGTAGAAAGTGAATTTGTACCTAGGAGTATTTTTCCTATAATACAACTCTTCTTCTATCGCTATTCCCAGTTTGCTGGTTAGGAACAGTTCGATTTCGACGTACGTCTTCCCAACTCCATTCCGGAACGGGAAGGCCTCCGCCCTGGCGTTGTTTAATGAATCGACTCCTAACTTCAGAAGCGTTTTTTCGTTTATTTCCATAGGTTTGGGAAAGTTTATACCGGAGGTATTGATCCCCCCAGATAATTGCTTCCAGAACAGCAGAATCCACGTCTTGAATAGTGTCATCTTGAACGACTCTTTGTTTTACTTTGTCGGTGATGTGTTTTCGTTTTTTGAAAATGTCACGCTTCTTCGTTTGTTTTCTGGAGCAATTTTTATTGTTATTAAATTCAATATTATAGTCCTCTAACTCAAGTTCTATCTCAGCGCGAAATTTTTCCCAAGAAGAAGATGTACTTGTGAACCAGTACTGCATCATTGAAATGTGATTTTTTCGCCTCTTTTAAGCGGAAGTTTGTTGGAAATACTTGACGGTGGGATGGTGATGCCTAAGTCTTTAGAGACTCTTTTAGCGATCTTTTCTTTGGTATCGCCAGGCTCAATTTTGTATTCCTTCTTAGCGATAGGATTTCCACAGCTGGTGGTGAGTGTGTAGCTGCGCACGGAGTCTTGTTTGACATAGAGCTGGATGCTCATCGTGTATTCTTTGCAGCTTTTACCGTCAATACTTGGAGGAGAGATTGTGAAATTGCGGCTCGCAGGTTGGGGAGCGACTTGAACGGAATCCAGTGGTACTGGGGCAAACGACGCTATGTCGTATTCTTTTCCGTCATCGCTACAGGACAATATGCTCACTGAGCAAAGCAGTAAAATACTCTTTTTTAGACACATCTGCTTGAGTTGTTGGGAGACGGTGTCTCCACAGTTCAATGATTGTTTCTTTTCTTTCTCTAGCCGCTCTTTTAACGGGATTGAATTTACCGTGTGTCATTGAGCGGATGTCTTCAGTGCAAAAGATTGCAAAGGCTTCTGTTCTAGAAAATCTTTGCCACTTAATCGCGTTAAGATATTGAGAAATACTCATGGGCTTTACCTCTTTATTTGTATCCGGATCGAAAACATCAAGAGGTATCACTGTATTTTTATTGAGGGATATATTGGCTTTAATGTAAATAAATAACGTCTCTAGAGCAGTGAGCTCTATACCAGAGACATAGTACGGACGCGCTTCAGTAGATTCAATGCGAATAGCTGGTACTATTGTCTCGTTTATCTCGTGACCATAGTCTAACATTGCGTCCGTTACGCCAACTATTCGCTTTATTCGTTTTTCACCACTACTTGAAGGGTGATGGATGGTTATTTCCATTTTACCGATTGAAAGTTTTTGTAGGGGAGGCTCATTGCGGTACCGTCTTCAAATACGAGTACTACAACTAAATCTTCACCGGGATTCACTAGAACGCTTTCATGACAAGCATCTTTGTAGATTAAATACCCTATTTTAGCTTTTCCCTTAATCACTTTACCTTTAATAGAATCTAAGTAGTCTCGTAAAGTTCTTCTATCCCATTTTTCTGATTTAAAAGATCTAGATGTTCTTTCAGGACCACTTATGGCTTCTAGTCTAAATGAACCCGTATTAATAAAGTCGGAGTCTAAGATTAGTCTACACTTCTGACCAGTAACTCTATGTATACACAAATTATTATCACTTAAAGCTTCTATAAAACCTGAATGAGAAAACTTTAGCATACTTGGATGTAAATAACTCTCAAAGCCATAAGGACCGATGCGAAGGGGTTGAATGCTGAAAGGAATTTCTATTTTCTCACCATTACTATCAACTGCCGTTACGCTTTGTAAATGCATGTTATAAGAAACTATTGTAAGTTCGCCTACTACAAGATCTACTTCTTTATCATAGGTTACACTTGAGCCTTTAAAATGTCGGGTTTTCGTAACTACGCCATCACCACCGATAATGACTGAGTTTCCGACTCGTATCAGTCTTTTCATAATTTAAAAGTTAGAGGGGCATCTTTTACGACACCCCTCTTGGTTTGGAGAAATACAGGTTTCTACAGTATTGTTTCTGTCAACTTCTTTGCCCGGCCAAATGCTGCGATTGTAGCGATCGTCATGCCTTCTGAATACACAAAAGGAGCCCAGACTTTATCCGGGTAGGTTCCCTTGAAGTATTCATACAGCGATTTGGCTTCTTCTTCCTTCGTGAAGGGCAGGGTCTGGATGATTTCTTCTATCCTTCCCACTCGAGTAAAGCTTTCGTCGAAGTCTTCAGGAACATTGTTGGTACAAAATACCATTGACACCCTCTCCATCTGATCGGAGCCGCTCAGGAAGTTCTTGAGTATTGCCATCACTTCTGTGGACAGAGGGTAGAACTCATCCACAAAGATAACCAGCGACTTTTCTGAGGCTGTGAGCATCTCTACAGATTTGAGAAATCCACTTGTCTTGAGGTGCTGCAGATCGCTGCCGGAAAGAAGCGCTACACATACTCCTTGAGACGAACATTCATGCATCAAAGCGCGCATGAGTGTTGATTTGCCGGTGCCCTTTCCGCCGTACAGTAGTAAGTTTGCTGCATCTTCTTTCCAGAATTCTACCAGTTTTGGTACGAGCTGAACAGGATTGTAGCTTCTTGCCTCTCGACCAACCAACTTACCTTGATACGCCAGCTTGAGGAATTCCGGTGGAATTGTGTTTATCTTTTGCGTAGAAGCGGTTAAACCTCCGTAGTCGTTCAGGCGAAAAGGATTCATGACGTTGTTCGCCTTAGGCCTTTGCAGAGTGATCTTAGTGAGATTGTTCGTGAGAGACCTGGTTTGCGAGAGCAGATCAAATTGGCAATCAGCGTCGCATTCTTTCTTCGCGTAGTAAAGCACGGATGTTACTATCGGAAGGGTATCATCCAGCATATACGGCATATACTCTGTCTCCAGATTAGCCACATAAGCTTTCGACGCGTAATTTATTCCGATACGTAGATAAAACTCCTCCACCCGTTCGTTGATGACTTTGTAGAGCAGGACATACCAGAACGAATTGTTGTCGTAAGAGGTGGGATCACCATCGACACGATACACGTACTGGATTTCATACTCAAACTCTCGGTACTTGTCCAAAAGCTGTAGCAACGGAACACTCGTGACATATTTACTCAGATCAATACTGGTAAACATTTCTTGATTTCCGTTAGAGAGCCCTCTGATAGCATCTGGAATTTCCTTCATCTTGCTGGCAGAATTAGAAATCGAATCAATGATACCAGCGATTGTCGGTAATTGCCGATTGATGTTGGAGGCGACTTTCTGGACATTGTCCTTGATTTCCTCCATTACCGCTTGATTTTGTTGAATCACGTCATCTTCCCTCATGTAGTTTTTGTAGCCTACATAGAAAAGTCCGATGAGCGGGGCTGCGAGTAGCAGTAAGAACAGTAATAACATTTTTGAGTTGTTTTAAGTTTTAAAAAACCAAGAGGCGGCCTTGTGGAGTGGGTACCTCACACCTGACTACTTAGGGTACTAGATTCCACAGGAAGAGGTATGACCCCAACCAAGAAACCATTCCCCCCTTCGCGCGGGCTTCAGAAGGCTCCTAGACCGCCCCAAGGAAAATTCCCAATTAGCACAAAGTATCGAGATAGTGGGAATTTCTACCAAGATACCGATTTTTTTAACTTCTCCATGTGAAAGCGCACTCTTTGTGTGTACTCCTCATCTTCGGCATACCTAGAGTTAGGGCCAAAAGGTAAGTTGTTTAGTAACCACAAATACTGCTCTTCCGTTTCGATTTTCAAACCACGTTTTGAGGCAAGATGCAGAATACAACGTTGATAAGCGCCGTAATCTAATATTGACTCTTTCACATCACTGTAAGCAGCATGACCGTTTTTTTCTTTAAGCGCATAACCTCTTTGGGAGACTTTCATACCAAAACAGTTTTTATTCTGCTTAAATATGTTGCTATTAAAGTTGTCAGTCTCATGAACTGCTTGTGCCAGTACTACCCACTTGAACTTTATGTTCGCGTCGTCAATCGCGTTTTTTACCTTTTGGAGCGTTATCGGCTCTAGAGGTTTGTCGACGCTTAGTGAGTCTTTCGATTTCTCTGGTGAGTACACCAATGTCTCGCTTCTGCTTACCACTCTCCCTAATAAGTTCTTTACTAGCTGCGACACTAGCTCGAACTCTTTTTCGGGTAGGAGAAGGATTACGAGAAAACTGAATACCACCAGTTTCAGTGCGTATTGCATCCTTGATTCTTTTTGCGACGTCTGATATGCCGCGTTGAATTCTCATAAGAGCGAGTCCATAAGTATGCATCTCTTCATAAAAGAGTCTGCATATTATTATGATACTGCCCGAACGTCTGCCGTCGTACTTATTCAGGTCAAATCGAAGCAAGTCTGTTGGGTAATGACAGAATAGTTTGATATTCTGCCTCAAATCCGCCTCTAGCTTGACTTTTTGCTGCGAATTCAGGGCGGATAATTGCGCTTTGTTCAACCTGATTTCCAGAGAAATTTCTATTCTCGACGGGAAGAGTTCAATCAACATCATTCCGCCTTTAACGGGTGTGTATGATCTGATCATAACCTGATTTCATTTACCCCGAACAGATCTTCGAGTTGGTTGGCGATAAAGTAGTTGAAGCCATTCTCCATCCTCGGAAGTATGATAGCTCTGTTTGTACCCTGCCCATAGGAGACATCTTTCACTTCAGAATCGTGCGTGTCTTTGAGTTTCTGGATAAGGTCGGCCATCCTGAGAGGGATTGGAGCGCTTCTGGGATTCATCAGTTTTCCTCTTTCGTCAATAACCAGACGTACTTTCTGGCTCTCGATGAGAACGTACAGCATATTCTCTTTTCCGCCAGACGAAATAGGTACACCAGCCAGGTATGCTCTGGGATGGACCTGTATATCATTGGCGAAAATGAACTGCCCGTCTTTGTTCTGGGTTATTTGACCCGTGAGACAGATGTTCTCGTGTATGGTAAAATTGGGGTATTCGGACATTTCTTCTTTTATCGCGCTTGCTTGCTGACCGATGACAATTCTTTGGATCTGGTCAAGAAATACATTCGCAAACTCCGGGCGTTCTATTGGGCGCTTCTCAGGCACAAGCTTTAGTTTCGCTTGAGGAACCTGATTTTTTGATAGCGTCAAAAGAGCCGCACTGGGTACGTAATACTTTTGACCGTTTATCATTACCGGTGGATATTCGATAGAAGGAAGGTGAACCATGGTGTTAGAAAATTGTGGGGGAGAGTTTCCCCTCCCCCTAGTTAGAAAATTGTTTAGGAACTTGCCGGACTTGGGCTGAAGTTACAGCTGAGTGGTCTCAGCGATTTCAGCATCCACTGTTGTTTCACGAGGATCAACGGTCATTGCTTGAAGAGCGTTGACGGTGGCTTCGAGAAGGTCGTTTTTCAAGTTATCGGCTTCTGCTGCCAGATCTCTTGCTGCAGTACTGATCTTGCCGACCTTAGTAAGAGTATCGGCAAGGGTATTTGCAGGGAAGCTGACGTGGCCGGGAGCAACAGTTGCAGATACTTGCAGGGAATCAGCAGCAGCGTCATTCACAGGCAGCGGCATTTGTTCGATTTCCTCCACTTCGGATACGGGTACTTCTACTTCGGTGGTTGCCGAAATGGCACCTTCTGCAATCCGATCGTTCAGGACTTCCACGACTTCAGCGGGATCAACAGGTACATCCTGCTGAACCTCCATGTTGAGGTTCAGACCCATCACGCCAATAGCGACATCGTCTTGAGACTTGGCGTTGAGCATGGTGATCACCTCATCCAGTTCTGTCTGGAGCGCAGGGAAAGTTGGTGTGCCGGTAACATTGAGTTGGACGAGCTTCTCGAGGATCTGCGCCTCTTGGACAGCGCGGATGTTGTTGCCGAAGTTCTCACCGTCACGGTTCTTCAGCGCGGTGATGATCTCCTTTTCTCGAGGAGTTTGCTCATCCTCCGGCGTAAGAATCGCCAAGACGATCTCATCAGGGGTGATAGTTGTAGTTGCGCCGAGTCCAAAGTCAGCGTCAGTCATTGTTGGGATAATGCCATTGATAAATGCCATTTCTGAAAGAAAGTTTTGGTGTGAAGAAAAGAATATTTTTCCTCCGGGTACATTGTTGTACCTTTTAGCGCACTGATTGTCCGCTAAACACATATAAACGTAATCGTACTTACATTTAAAGTGCTCGGAAAAGATGTTTGTAGCTGGGATTAGAGAAAAGAGTTTGTTTTTGGGTTTAGAATGAGTTAAAACTATTAGAGTTCCATCCCGAATTCTGAATCCGGGCCTGGGTTTATCTTCGGGATTAAATGCCCCGAAATAGGTATGTAGATCAATAATCATCATCTTCGTCTGGATCCAGTACATCAACAGTAATGTACTCACCACCGCTGCTCTCACAAAGAGATTTAAGGTCATAGTTTGCTAGACCTAAGCAGTAGCAGTGAATAGTCACTGGCATTTTTCTTGGGGACACGTAATCTTGACCATCGTTGATTATTAAAACGTTAGTCTCTGGAGATAGGGTAATGCCATCAACCACGCCTGATTTTATGGAGGAACTTAACTCACTTAGAATTGAATCCAAATCAGTAGTACCACCACAACCAGTTCTAAAGGCATCTTTAAAGAACTCGACTGACTTAGAGTCGTGCACTTCAAATAAAGTATCCCGAGTCTCCTCGAACGGTGCAACCAACAAACGTACGTTTCCTTTAAGGACTTCGTCGAACATTGCATTCAAAATGCTAAGCACTTTTTCAACAACATAAGCGACTGACATTGAGCCTGAGTCGTCTATAAGGACGATTAGGTCTCTCTTGCATTTACTTATTTTCATCGGAAGCTTTACTCTAAGCGTCTTGTCGATCAAATTTAAGAAAAATAGATCGTCCTCTAACGCAAAGTCTTCGTCAGTTATATAGTCAATGTCTTTATCTTTTTTATACTTTCGCTTTTTATACTTTACTTTAGGCTTGCCTTCTATAAGATCACTATTTACAGAACCCTTAATAAAATCAAGGAACTTAAAGTTATCCACGATTTTGGGGATATCTGAAAAATAGCTTTTAGGTCTACCTACATTAGCTCTGTTGCCTTCAAAGAATCTGCCAAGAGGAGCTCCACCGGATTTTCCACCCGGATTGTCTTCGCCCTCTTGCTTATCAAATCCATCTATTTCTTCAGAGACTTTATTAGATTTCATTTTTACTTTATGCTGATTAGCGGTATTAGAAGCAATATATTTAAGAGCAAATTTCGCTTTCTTATCAAAAGTCATGCCATTGTTTTTAAGCATTGGCAGTAAGTCAGCGAGAATTTCTTTGCTTTTTTTGTTCCCTTCAAACTTGGTTATAGCTTTTTTGGGATTCTCGAAAACTAAATGGCTCATTACGTCCAAAAAGTTATCGAATTCTTCCTTTTGAAAATGGTCTATATTGTACTTATTATATAAATCAGCAGCATTTCCACTAAAGGATGGGTGCATTTGGGAGAGTTGTTAACTTTTGGGTGAGTCTTTGGGAGATCTGGGATAATCTTTCGCTTGCCAACTCGAGTTGATTTGTGTACTCGCCGGTAAACGGAACGTCTCTGATAGTGGTTAGCAGCACGTTTGCGGTATTGAATTTCTGGATGGCCTGCATGCAATCGCTTTGCGTTCTCATTGTGCGCTCCATACTCTCTGCTTCAGACAGATTTGTGAGTATCTTTTGCAGAGTTTCCAGATACGGCATCATTTTCTCCATCTCGACGAATTTAGCGTGGAGATCTGAAGAGATACCGTTGAAGTTCTTCAGATATGCTGAGTTTCCAAGCTCTTTATAGGCTTGGTAAAATCGTACAGCGCTACGAGGTGACATAAAGCCAGTAGAATTCACGAAAGCAGCAAATGTAGATACCAGCTTTGCTTGAGCATCAGCTATGCCCATAGAAGCAAACATTCTATCGAATGACTCTGCTTCGTAGTTATTCCATTCGGACTTAACTACGTAGTGAAAGCGGTCTATAAAAGCTTTTTGTGAATCTGTCTTTGCCCACACGTGTGGGTCTACATTGGTGCAGATAAACAAGCTTTCCATTCTGGATGGTACACACGTAAATCCGTTACAGTATTGTTTACGCGTAAGGGGATCGCGCATACCGGGAGGAAAATCTTCTGGAAGGTCAAGGCCCTCCTCGAGAACGACTATTTTGAAATTATACATGATATTATTTGTTATGTAGGTCTTTATGCCTGTCTCTCTGTACGCCTTAGCGTCTGCGTAACCAATAAAATGGTCACTAGAAGACTCTGATGAACAGGCGTGAAGGAAAACTTCTGTATGATAGAATTCCTCACCTTTGAGTATTTTTATTGCCTCTTCTATTAGACCTGATTTAGCGTGACCGCCAAGACCGTATAGAATACAGTTCTTGTGGTTAACCAAAGACACAGAAACAGCTTCAACTGTCTCCGGTACATTTGGGTAACGCTCTATAAGAGCACTGATTAGTTCGTCTACTGACATTTTTTGATTTTATAAGGGGGGAATAAATCCCCCCGTGAACTCAATATTGATCCAAGTTGTGCTTCTCTATAATAGAGATGAGGGTTTGAGCATAATGAGGCGCTGTAGCATAACGGCAACGCTTCAACCCATAAGCCCATTTTTTGTAATCGTTTCCGTGCTTCTTTAGAGACCCGTATCTTTTGCCAGATAGAAGTTCAGCGTAAGCAGTAAACGCAGCTTGGGCGGTTTGATACCGGTAGAATCTGTCGTTTTTGTGATCATCTGGATGTTGTATGCAGTGACCTTTCTGACATCTTTTTCCAAAACATTTCATCGCAAAATAGTTGTGGAATTGCGACAGTTTGTTTGTTCCGGATCCAGATTCCAAAAGCGCTTGCCCTACAGAAATAGCTATGGGAATACCATAATCTTCTTGAATTTTCTTTGCAAAAGGCAGAGCGTATTTGATGAATGCAGCCGGTCTTGCTTGTTTTGGGAGTAACAAAAAATTCGGCTTACCGGCAGAAAAGACCTCTATTGTTCTTTTTATAACCTTAGGAGGTTTTTTATAAACAATGCGGCCTTTTTCGGCAGGTTTGAGCTTTCTGCTGACAGATGCTTCTGCCCTTGGAATTGTTTTGGGCTCCACAACTTCTTCCTGAACAGGGATTACAGATTCCACAAGTGGAGGAACTGTTTTTTCCAGAGAATCCAGTGCTTCAGCTGGAATTTCGGTGTTCTCTTTTGATTTGGGTTCTGTCCGCATAATGAGGACTGCCAGAGTTATAACCATGCAAAATGCTATGGCGCTGCTGGCTGATGTTTTAGGTTCTTTCGTAACCGTTTTTTGCACCACAGGGGGTTGCCATTTTTGTATTGACATACGGCGAGTTTTTTATTGGTGAAATTAAAAAGCCCACTACTACTAAAACCCAATACAGGAACGGTACTGTATTGTAGGGGAGAAATAGTGTGGGCAACAACCTAATTTTCATCGGGCTGTTTACCGTTCTTGGACCATGTGTTTTGCGCTCTTTCGCGCATTTTCTTGAGTTCTTGATACTCGTCAAAGAGAATTTTGAACTGTTCATAGGCGTTCGGGTAGTCGCGTTCGGGGAGCTCAAGTAGTGAAAGAACTTTGTCTCTTACCCGTTGCATTGCATCGGTAAACGTCGGTTCCGGAAGAGCTTTGCTTTTCTTTGATAGCATTGCTGATATGAGTATCGCAATTACTACCGCGCCGATAGAAAGAATCATGAATTCTTCCTCAGTGAGATTTATTTCTTGCATCTTCTTAGAATTTTGTTAAAGACGTGAGAAAATACGTGCTGGTAGTTACTGTAAAGTACAATTACAAACCAAGCAATTCCAACTGCAGTCACTATAGCATCTGCGTAGATAGCAAAGTACTGCTCTTTAGTTATGGAAATTTTATCCATTGGCTTAGAATTTTGTTAAAAAAGTTGACAAAAAACTTGCTTTTTGTATTTTAATTTTGTATCTTTGCGCCTGTATTACTAGGACGTTGGAAATCCTAGTTCACCCCTACATCACCCTTCGGTAAGGTCAAGAGGGGGGTTAGAAGTCGGATTACCTCTGAATTGAGGGTTTTCTCCGATAGATACGAAACTAAACTACATACAGCCTACAGTGAGTTACAATTAGCTTGGGTATGACCCATGAAGCCAACCAGGTACGTGTCGTAAGGAAACTTACTAATCGTGGCGTTGTTGCTCTAACGATAAAGAGTATTACGATTGTAACGAGGTTTTCGTTGCACTGCTGTAGATGTACCCCGGACAAGGAGGATCAAGTTGTAGTTGTGAAAGAAGATAAGGCTTACCCTTAAGAGTCCCTGAAAGTGGGACAGGGGATACCTATATCTAGAGGGGAAGTTTGTTAAAGATGAAGGATGTAATTGGAGCCGAAATAAATTTGACAACTAAAACCAACATAATAACAAAGAAAACATCATTGTCTCTCATAGAAGAATGCCAAATGAAATGTGCAAGCATTCCAATTGGAATCATTCCTATTATAACGGCAATTAAAAATTTGAGTTTTTTCATGCCACAATGAGTTTTTCTGTTTGAAACAATTCTGCGAAAGGGTTAAAGAACCCGCAAAGAAATCCGAGTGCGATTGCAATAATCATTGTTTTCTTTTTTTAATGTGTGAAACAAATTTGTGGATGCCAACTGCAATTATGATTGCGGTAATAAGAATCCACAGGTGAAAAAGAAATGTTGTAAACTCGCTTTTCATCGGTCAAACTTTTTAGAAAGATAATCTAATAAAGCGAGGACTATTTTGTGTGATGTAAAACCTGCAAAGAGAAGACAAATACCAAAAACGCAAAAGTTTCTGCTTTGAAGAATGTACATACACAAAAGAGTTATACTTCCAGTTAGAAATGCCCAGAAGCAAATTACTCCTAAGGAAGCTATGCAATATTTATTCATACGTATTTACTGTAGTCAAAGTTAGGGTCAATAAAATTTTTGTAGATCATAAGCCCAATGCGTTTTACGATTCTTATAGCTAGCATTACTTTAATGACAACTAGTAAGTCGTAAAGAAGTGGGTAAGTTGTTGTGCGAAATTGAAAACCATATTCTTCAAATAGAAATTCAAAGAAACTTCCTTCAATTATGCACATTGTGCCGTAAAATAAGGCGGCCAACAAAAGTCCCAAAATCATTACAATTTTGAGAATGAAATCAGCAAATTTTTCCATCGTTCCTTAAAAATGTACCCAATCCGAAAAGGAAAAGGTAGGTGAACAATTGTTCTGCTGTAAAGTTGTCAAAAGCATGCTTAATAGCAGCACCGACAATTGCAGCGGTAAAAAGATGAAAGGTGTTAAACCTCTTCACATAAAGGAGTTTCAGCATTCAGAAAATTTTATTTTGTTTACAAAACTCTACTGCTTCCTGTAAAGAGGCAGCGTAGAAAGATTTCGGTGAGTTTGAATTACTTGGCCGTATAGTGTCTCCAACTACAGTATAAAAGTTTGGCGCATTGTGTTCAGAAATTGACATATATTTTTGATATATCATTTCCGGCGTTTGCAAAACTTTATATTCTCTAGCAAATTGACGTATTATAAAAAGCGTTGAAGATGCATCAGAATCGTTTAAAAACGAGACGAGTGAGTATAGTACGCCAATGCTAAAATAAAAGCTCTGAGAGGCCTTTAAATCAGCGACAAGTACATTCTTTTGGAAGTTCATGTTGTTCAAAAGATTAAGGGAGACAACATTACATCATCCCCCTTATGAAAACAATTCAAACTGGTTTTTTTATCTTTCCCATATAGGGCTGAAGATATTCCAAAGAAGCACCGCGTTTTCGGATGTACCCATTGCATAAACAGATCTTCCAATGCAGTCTATTGCTTGTAGAGAAAACTCTCCGTAGCGATAAACTAAACGCACTGTAGTTTCGGGATGTGATTGATGGGAGTCATCCCAATAACATTCTCCCCATTCAAATTGATAGAAAATGGAGGCAGAACGCGGGTGTTCAATACGTATCACAATATTCGGATCGGTGTAGACTGCAGATATTCCAATGGAATCTGAGTCTTCTTCTTTACTGTGCATTACAAAAACCCCATTTTTTAAGTCTAGGGAAAAGTTTGCAGGCCAGTGTACCCAATCAACATCTTGGATTGTCAGGGAGTCTGTAATAAATTGGCCGATTTGGCGTAAATCGCCGTAGGCTTGTGCTGTATAAGAATGAGCGATAACAGTATCACCCATTTTTTCAGCGGTGTGGATAGTGTATTCTTCTCCCAAAGAATTCTGGGAATAAGAAGATACACCGATTTGGATTGTTGACTTATCGGACTGTGCCGAGACCAGAAGGGGGAAAAATCCCATCAAGATAAAGAAAAACAGTTTCATTTTTTGCCTGTTTATAAATGATTGAATCTTTCTTACAAAGATATATGTATTCACTATCGAATACATAATAATCAGTGTCAGAAATTATTGTGTCAGGGATTAAAGTTGTATTAGTTTTTCTTGGGATAGAGTTTATTATAAGAGCGATGCCCGCTATACCAATTGCGAACATCATCAAAGCCGTGAATTTATCTATTGCTTTCATGCCCCGGTAATGGGAGTCGAACCCACAATTTGTTTTGTAAAGCGTGCGAACACTGAGTTACATTACAAACCACCTGTGTACCGGGAAAATGCCCCCACAATCTTACGACTACAAGGGCAAACTAAAACCTTACATCAGCATCCGCTGTTTTTCAACAGTGGTATGACAATAAAACAGCTTCAATGAAAATACTCCCCTATCTTACGACAGAAGAGTAGTATCTAAACCTTTCGTTATGCTAGATCCTGATGTGCCCTCTCTTTAGAAGACATTACCAGAATTTCTTAATTCAAAAGAAGCTCCCCCACTTTACTTTTAAAGCGAAGGAGCAGCCAACCATCGTCAGTCTTTTGTAATTCCTCGTGCCTTCCAATAGTCAGTTTGAGGGTTAGTGCAGCTCATTTTAGGAGCACAGGAGCAGAGGAATACAGTGACGACAACCGCCAGAGCGAGCAGAAAAAGTTTGATCGCACGGTTGAGTTCATTACTCATTTTCATAAAAAGAGATTTAAATAGTGAAACAATTTCTTAAATCAAGAGGAACCCCACTCACTTTTGAATGGGGCCCTCAAGACTCTCATGAAAAGTTTTCTTTTTATATTTTCTACGAGGAGTAGCAAGCTTGTTCTCGTAGCGTTCTTTTACATCTTCAAAGGTATCTTCTGGAGTGATGTGTAGATTTTTTATTATAGGCACTTTTTTTAAGTATATTATAAGATCCTTTCTTTTAGCGTAATTGGTTAAAAACCTTAACTGATCCATAAGAGGTATCTCTTTAGAACAGTCAGCATTTTGAGAAAGGTATTCTTTATCGTAATGAATCGCCATGTTTTTAAGTTAAGCGAGTTTACGTTGTTACGTCCTCACTGCTTTACGAGGGCTTTGAACCTCTTAACTTAAAAAAAGAACCCTCCCTCTTTTGGGAAGATCCTTCGTTCTCACTATTAAACCTTTTTATTCCACAACTTCGAGGATTACGAAAGTCGAGTTTTTTCCTTTGATTGTGTCAGGTGCAGGATTTGTTTCGTCGATTAAACGACGATCAATCCAGCAGATCTTATGTTGACCTGCTTTTTCACCTGAGATACAAATTGATTTCGCTTCTACCATGTTGTCCTCGCAAGAAGCAAGAGAGCAGATGGTGAAGAAAGCGATGATTATAAGCACGATGTTTTGTGCTGCAAAGAGGAGAAAGAATTTTCTCATGTTGTTAGGTTTATATTTTTAGATGTGAAGAATTTCGTTTTTATAAGGTTTAAGCCTTTTTAGAATACGGCCGTTGTTGAATATGACATTGCTTGGGATTTCTCCGTAACAGTCATACACAGTGGCGTAATACCCTAAATGTAAGGCTTGTACTACTACTGAACAAGCAGCACCAATATACTTATACGTTTTAAAGTAGCTTCCACCTTTAGGGTCGCTTATAAACGCAGTATACTGTGCCACCATTTGTTTTCTCTTTCTTTTCATGAGATAGAGATATTTTGTAAGGGTTAAAATAAGGGCAACATTTCTGCCGCCCTTACAATCTAAATCAACCCTTCAATTAGAAATTTGTGTTTTTCTTTTGATACAGTCCACTTAAGGAGTACTACATACGTACAGTCGCTACGTCATCCACCAAATACGTCTTCGGGAGGAGTTGTTTTTCTTTTCCGAAGGTCAATGCATACCACGAAATCCTCCTTTTTCGAGGATATGCCTACAATCTTAAGGGTAAGATAACCCTTTGCAGATTGTGAAAAAGAGACAACCTTGAAGTACACACCGTCCATCTGCCAAAGGGTGGGATGGAGTTCCACAGCTTGAGTAATTGGGTTACCCAAGGGGTCCAGATTATTTGTGGGGAGTTCCACAAAGTCTGGAGAAAGAAGCTGAACAAAAACTGGTTTCTTGGTGTTGTTAAACTTCAGAACGTTAACCATTTTTTTAGGTTTAAACAGTGAACAATGATTGAGGTTGAGCTACCATGCCCTCCGTGTATTTAGGAATTTATTTAATCTCGTTTCCAAGGAACATATACGAGAAAATGGGGGAGAATAGATCTCCCCCGGTATTTACTTTAGGTGAGGATCGCATCAGATTCGCCATGAAGTTTGCCCATAACGTAGACTGCGTTAGCGTATTTAGATACGCGAGTTTTCAGCCACGCTATTTCCATGATAACGTCGTCCCTGTCTTCAGGAGATATCCCCTGCAAAGAATTTACCTTAGAAACCAAATCAGCGAAATGATTTTCCACTTTTTTAGTTTCTTCGTGGTCTGTCACTTCTTTGAGTTTGGTGTGGGTTAAATTTTCCATGTTGTTAGATTTAAGTTTGAAAAAATACACGCTTATCTGGGAACTCAGGCAAAGACGCGAGATAGGCTAAAAAGCGTATCTGGTCAGCAGCACTTAAGCACGTGTACATCCACATATCCACCAGTTTTCTCTGGATATGCAGTGATTTATCACCATCAGAATGTTTTAGTTTACTTACATGCCTAAACAAACAATCGGCAATGCCACTTTCGTGGAACAGGGAGTGTGCTGTGGGAATTGTTTTATTACACGCTAATTCCCTATGCGTGGAACCTTACCTAGGATAGGATTTACCGTTGGTTTGTCCTAGGATTTAGAGAAAAAATAGTTGGACAGTACAAACTGCCCTTACACCTGTTCATTCAGGTTAATTCCTTCAACCCCTGTCTGAGGTCATCTCCAGCCAATGTGCTGGAATCCTGTCTTTGCTGTTTCGTTTTCTTCCGAAGATATTGTAATCCCGTTCAATACGGGAAGCAATCCTTGGTGAAACACGTCTTTTTTTCCTCTTTTCGGGGATTACTCCCCATCGTCTCAAACACTGGTAAAAGATGTAGTTTACACTTCCATCATGGAAATGCATTTCTACTCCGTTTACTTCCCAGATTTCCATTGGTTGGAAACCGTCTTCTTTAGGGGTATACCCTTTGAAGATCATGGTTACTGGAATTCGTACGCCTGTTTTTTTGTTTGATATGGTGAATGTCTTTACCATGAGAGATGCGTTTACACTCGCCAGTGTTTTTTGTTAAATGTGACCTCATTAAATGAACGCGATTGGCCTAACACGGTTTATACTCCCCAATCGGAGTTGAAGAAAAGAGGGGGAATTGCTTCCCCCTTATTTATCTTCATTGTATTCTTTTATGAATTCCCTTATGTTTTTAACCTCCTTACAATTTCCGTATATCATATCTATGCTTCCGGATACATTTTGGAATATGGCTTTTTCGGCTTTACCGTTTTTTGTGAGGTAGGCCACACTGAAGACAGTGCATCCTGAGGCCATTGTTTTTTCTTCATACGCTATGATTTGTAGCATGAGATTTGCCATATTTATATGTCCGCTTGGCTAGCGGGGTTTTGGTTAAAAAAAGAGCGGCTTGGTTTGAACCGCTATATTTATGTACAACTTACGGTTAAGTAAGTTATTTACAGTGTTTAGGGAACAATGGGGTAGTTAGCGGTTAAAAGATATGTTGTTAGTTTTGGACATTACGAAACGTCCTTTCACTCGTTCATTCGAGTCTTAATCCTTCTTAAGCCTCCATCGCCGCAGCGATTTCAGAGGCCGTGTATCTCTCCGCCGCTTTGGGCACGAGATATTTCACCGCGTCTGGACCCTTATCGTTTGGGTCCGGGTAATACGTCCCGAAGGACATCTTACCTTTGCCACCGGCTTTCACCAGTGGCAGTAAATCACACAAATGCAGGCGCAACTTTGCCTGCAGTGTACCAATTTGCAGGGTACACAACGCCCTGTAGACGTCTTCCCCTGTGGCCACAACTGCCCCGTTGGACAGTTTGGTTGTGCGGCCAGATTTCACCACACCCTCGTGAGAGAGGATTGTTACTTCGTGCGTGCCGTCCTTTGCAAGAGCAAAGAAAGCCTCGTCGCACTCTATCCCAGATACCTGGGTAGGAGTGTGGAGACTTCCGCCCTTGAAAGACGACAGAACTTGAGCCTTGACGGCCTCCGATACTATCGGAGTACCGCCAATCACCAGTGAGTCTGACATAATCAAAGAAGATTGAGCCACTACCCCATTTGTTCCGACAAAAGCGCAGCGGGGGTATTCTGTTGTGGACTAGTGTCCCTTAGGCGCGTATATATTTTAGGGGGGGGTATACCTACCCCATCAATATTGTAAAAAAAGAAGGGGGGGGGCATAAAATAATTATCGAAATACTTGACAAAGCACACTCAAATGTTGTATCTTTGTATAAACTTTACAAAACATGAACACAAATTATATAGATAATGTATGACAGCACTAACCACTGACCCAATTGTTTTATCTGTAATATCAAAGCTTAATCAAAGATCTTCTACTGGTATTTCTAAATATAATACTACACTCTTTGAGAATAATACAGATGACTTTCTTTTGCATTTACAAGAAGAACTTTTAGATGCAGCCAATTATGTTGAAAAATTAATACAACAAAGAAATGCGCAACGCCAATAGTTTAGAAATCGTACCCTCCTTTGAGTTTCATGGACCACACTCTAGAAACTATCGTCTTAGGATAGGGCCTTCTTTAGAGAATTTTTATTCGGTATCTACTTTTTCAGATAATGTAGATTCTCTTATTTCTTTTATGAATAAGGATATATATGATTATTTTTATTTGGATCTTATTAATTTTCCAAAGCAATTTCATATAACTCTCTCAAAACTTCTCTCTCATCCTAAACTCGTTATATCTCCAAATAGTAATGAGTAAAGTAATTACTAATATTATTTTACACCCATATTTCCCTTTTTTGTATATTTGTACTTCCGCACGAATCCATCAGAATTCTGTGTCAACCCTCAGGCACCAATGCAAAAAGTAGCCCTGGGTTTAGAAGTCGGGTTAATAGACTTGAAGAAAGTTGAAATTGTCCCCGATAGCGGAGAAAATGTTTTAAAGAATAGAATGTGATGTTATTGAAGTGGTTCTGGTAGGGCACTATATTTCGCTAACGCCTTTGGTACTATAATACCTTATACGGCGAGGCATCCACACTTCATCGGGTAACCGTTTATAGATGGTAGCACTGGCATCCCTTAAGCTTTAAAATAAACCCCCACCAGGCCGGAAACCTGGTGCCCTAACCTCCTTATTTTTAAGGGGGAAGGGCAGAGCTGTATCCGTCCCCCTGAGCTCTTAAATCTCATCCCCCAAGGGGGAGCTTGAGATGCTCGATAAATCTCGCAAAATAATTTAAAAATATTTTAGTAAATACTTGACATCTCCCTTTTTATTTCGTATCTTTGCAGTAAATTAAAGTAAATGAAGATGAATGTAAGTTCAGACAATACGAAAGAGTTTCTGTTCAACACACTTAGGGTAATAGGATTGTTCTCTCCTGAGGATAAAAGTATCTCCGATACAGAGGCTGATCTCTTAGCGAGGTTCATGTCCTTACCAGATACTCACAGGTTCTATCCCTTCTCTTATAAGGCTCGTAAGTTAGTGTCTGAGTCTTATACTCCTAAGATGACAAAGCAGAATCTTTCCCTTAAAGTTAACTCTCTTATTTCTAAAGGGTATCTATATCGAGATGAAGATAACTTTATTGATTACACTCCCACTATAAAGAAACTTTTAAACACAAAAGAATTTAATGTTACTCTCCTCAATAGAGCCGCTGATTAAGCAGACTTCCCTTCTACTTAAGATGCCTGAGGATAAAGTAAAACATGTTATTTATTTTCAGTTTAAAGTTATCTCTGATAATTATAAGAATATTAGGTACGTAGGATTTAGGTTAGAAGACTTAGGTTCTTTAGTACTTAAGCCTGGAGGATTTAGGAATATGATGAGGCATCTCTTTATTAAGCTTCGTAAGAATAGATTCCCCACTGAAGTTAAATTGTTTCAATCAGCCCTTAAGATAAGGCATCAAGTTTATCAATATTATAAATCTAAAAATTATAAGGAACGATTTGGTTCCTGGCATCATTAATTATGGCACAGAAAAACACTCCAGTCTTTCCACAAGAGACTGTTCAACAAGTAAATTCACAAAGAGAGTTTCATATTGCTTCTATTAAAGCACTTACAGAACTACTTAAGACTACTGATTCTTCTTCTCTTAAAGAACAAACAGAAAAAGCACTCTCAAAACTTATTGAAGTATATGTTAACTAATATTAATCTTATAGGTAATAGAGTTCTTGTACTCCTAGATAAGGAACCAGAGCACACTACTACTTCATCGGGGTTATTGATACCTCAGTTTACTTATGAGGAGACAGATGGAGGTAAGCTTAAAGCTAAAGCTTCTGATCTTACTTATCTTTCACAAGGTACTGTAGTTTCTATATCCCCCCACGCTAAAGATCTCCTTTCTAAGGAGAATACTGATTTACAAGTAGGTGATAGGGTATATGTATCTACTCACGCTGTTTCCCCCCAGTATCAATTCTTTATTGATCGTTCAACAAAGATCCTTTCTTTTGATGGATATATATCTATACCTACTTCACTTATAGAAGCTATTATTAAAGATGAAAAATAAACCAAAAGCTAATAAAACTCCTAAAGTTGTAGAAAACACTTCTTCTTTAGAAGAATCACCAATATATTTAGAGATGAACCAAACTGCACTAGAATTAGAAAACACTAAAGCAGAACTTGAGACTGCTAAACAACAGACCAATCAAATGCAAGCAATTGCTCAAGAAGCACTTAATAGATTGGTAACTATTGAAACTCGTCTTGCTCCTCAAGCATTACGTAAGCCGAATCTAATGACTATACTTTTCCATTGGAAAGAGCTAATGCTTACTATTGCAGAAATTGTTTCCCTTATTAAGGAGTTTAAAGATCTGATACAGAAGCAACCTCAAAATGACGCTCCTAAATAGTTTTGATATACATAAGGATTTTTTCTCTACTAATCCTGAGTTGTCAGTTCTATTAAAAGATTTTTTAGAAATACCCTCTGAACATTTATGAGCAATATTTTTATACGCGCACCCTGATTCTAAGTTCTTTGAGCTTTCCCCTAAAGAACGCCAAGAACTTATTTATAAGGATTACCTTATCTCTGATCCTTCCTTCTCATGGGAGTCCTACTCTGATCTTCTTTCTTTTGTAGAAGATAATCTACTTACTAAAGTAGAAAGGGCTCTTATGAGATGGGAAAAGACGCTACATGAAAGAGATGAGTTTATTTCCTCTATACCTTATTCTTTAGATACCTTTGAAGCTAAAGATAAGATGGTTGCAAATACCCCCAAATTATGGGATCAGTATGAATCTATTTTAGAGCGGTTAGCTAAAGAACGTCAAACTAAAACTCATGGAGATTTAGAGGAATCTGCTTCTGAAAAAGGAGAAATTTAGTGGTGTTCTTCACCACTATTATGGGGGCGCCTGGTATTGATTTGGTATATAGTGCTTACATTAACTGTGATGAAGGTCGTCTACGCCTTAAGTAGATAACAATAAATGACAACTCTTACGCAGATGCACTTATAGTGCCGGAGAACTCTACCAGCTACGTTTCTCAAGAGGTAGAAATTTTAGAATTAGTTTACGCTTAAATTAAATCACACTTAAAGGTTAATGAAAAGTAATACTGAAGACGCGGGTTCGACTCCCGCCGCCTCCACAAATAAAGTTGAACTTATAGGTTACTATGGTTCAGATGAAGTAATAGCTCTTTCTGCATGGACGTCTACATCTAGAGATTTAACCCCAGAAAAGAAAGAACGTATCCCCGCTTTAATTAAACAGCTTTGGGATGCACACCCAGTTCCACATGGATCTCCGTTTGAAAAGGGAATTGTTCATTTCCTAGTTACTACGGATATTGCTTCACATATACATTTATTAAAGCATAGAATATCCTCTATTAATGCTGAGTCAGCTAGATATAAAGAACTTAAAGAAGATAAATACTATCTACCAGAAGATTGGAAGGGTATTAAGTCTAAAAGATTCCATAAAGATCTTCTCTCTATATTAGAGGAGTATACAAAACTTGGGAATGTTTATTATCATGAAGCTGTTAAAGAACTTACACCAGTTCTTGGTAGAAAAAGAGCTAAAGAAACAGCTAGATTTTTTAAGACTTATAATTCTCAGATAACAGCGGATGTTATGTTTAATATGCGGTCATTTCATAATTTTATTAATCAAAGGATGGATGATCACGCTCAAAAAGAGATAAGAGAAATTGCTAGAGAAATGCTCTCCATAGTCTATAATTTAGAAGGTGCTCCTTTTAAAGCTACATTAGAAGCATGGGGATTTGATAAACCTGAACTTATTGGGTAGTCGTGGTATAGAAGCCTTCATTTTAACTTTTGCCAGAAAAGAGAAGGATACAGGGTCCCGCCCTAGTATTTAAATTACAGCGGGAAAAACTGATAACAGTCGTTTATGGACCCGGTTCCCTAGTCGTAAGATTCAGGGAACTTCCATAACGGCTTTACGGGGGCTACAGTAGCTGGGTACTAACCGATCTTCAAAATCGCTGAACACGCCCTTCCAAAAGGCGTGCGGGGGTTCGATTCCCTCAGCCCTTGCTAAAACTTAATTTTATGTGGATAAAAACTTCACTATTAATGGCTGAAGGGGATTCTTTAGAAGAGAATTCCTTTTTTGAAATACCAATATGGATAAATACGTCTCAAATAGTTACTATTAGAAAGATTGTAAAAGACACAGACGTTCCAGATGACTTAAAAAGATATTCTGCTATCTCTACTACGGATGGTAATACTTACTACCTTAAAGTACAAGCAGAAAATCTACTTAAAATGATCAATCCTGATAACGATGGTGGTATAAGTATAGAAAATGATACGCCACCAAAACCAACCTTAGACACAAGTATATAATGGAAAATAAATTTACACTTACTGAACTCATAGACTTTGGTAATTATCTTCTTTCTGAGTATAGAATGAACATGGTTACACAAAAAGACGCTGTGCACGACGCAGATATTGCAAATTGGCTCTACAGAGTTAACTAAACTCAAAATGAAGATCAAAGTATCAATTAAATATGAGCTTTGGCCATATGAGCAAGAGCTTTCTGTAACAATACCACAGGATGAATTCCATAAAATGGATACTTATGTTGATTCTATGACATCTAATTTAAAGATGAACCTACTTACTCACGTTAAGAATCATCATCCTAATACTTGGTATAAAAATTCACCCCTTAATTTGGACAAATTAAAAGATTTACAAAATGACGCCAACTAAACAAGTTACGTTTAAAGAAGAAACAAGAGAAAAATTACTTAAAGGTGTAGAAAAAATTTCTAATGCTGTTGGGTCTACATTAGGACCAATGGGTAAGAATGTAATAATCGAAACTCCCTATGGAGCAACTACTGTAACTAAAGATGGTGTAACAGTTGCTAAACATATAGCTTTAGAAGACCCAGTTGAGAACTTAGCTGTGGATATTCTTAAGCAAGCTGCTGCTAAAACTGCTTCTACTGCTGGAGATGGCACTACTACCTCAACTGTTATTGCTTCGGCTTTAGTACAAGAGGCATTTAAACTTATTTCTGTTGGTTATCAGCCCATAGAAATTAAAAGAGTCTTTGAGACTTTAAAACACCAGACTATTGTACAGCTTAATAAGTTATCTACTGGAGAACTTAAGCCACAAGATATTTATGATGTGGCTACTATATCTGCTAATAATGATTCTGACATTGGTGTCCTCATTCTTTCTGCTTATGAGTATGTTGGTACAGATGGTTTAGTGTCTATGGGAGAATCTAAGACAGGTAATACTTATCTTGAGGCTGTACCTGGAGTATCTATATCTAAAGGTTATGCTTCCCCTTATTTTATTACAGATTCCGCTAAAGGAGAAGCAGTTTTAGAAAACCCCCTTATATTTATTACTGATAATAAGCTTAGACACACAGATGAAGTAATCCCAATTTTGGAGTATGCAGCATCTCGTAGAAAGCCGCTCCTTATTATTGCTGATGCTATTGATGGTCAAGCTCTACAGCTCCTTATAATTAATAAGTTACAACAAAGAATATCCGTAGTTGCTGTAGAAGCTCCTTCTTATGGAGAAAATAGAGCGGAACTGCTTCAAGATCTTGCAGCTATAACCTCTTCTAATATATTTACAACAACAGATGCCTCTAGAGCAACCCTTGATGTTTCCCCTATTAATTTTGGTTCTGCAGAAAAGGTAGTTATCTCTAAAGATAAGACTGTATTTATTAATCCAGATAAAAACGCTGATAAGGTTGACCAAAGAGTTCAGTTAATAAACTCTAAAATGCTCCAAGATTCTGATAATCCTTATCTTTTACAACAGTATCAGAAAAGACTTGCGGATCTTAAAGCTAAAGTAGCAATTATTAATGTTGGGGCTGCTACAGAAACAGAATTAAAAGAGAAAAAAGATAGGGTAGAAGATGCTCTTAAAGCTATTGCAGCAACAATTGTTGAAGGTTATCTCCCCGGAGGTGGTACTGCACTTCTTTATGCTTCATCTAAGATAACTACTGATGATCCTATAACAAAAGCATACGTTAATGCTATAAAAGAGCCACTTAGACGTATAGTTTTTAATGCGGGTAAGAGTCCAGATATGGTACTTGCTACATTAGAGGCATCTACGGACACTAGTTTTGGATTCGATGCTAAAAGCTTTGAGTATAAAGATTTAAAAGCAGCTGGTATTATTGATCCAACTATGGTAGTTACACAAGCAGTTAAGAATGCTGTTTCTGCAGCTAATATGATAATTCTTTCTGACACTGCGATGGTTAATGTAGATAGGACGCCCCCATATACTCCACCATCACCAGACTATGTTCAATAACAGAGACTTTATAATAAAAGAAGTCCCTGAGTATCATCCTCTATCAATAGATTATAAAACATTTTGACGCGAACAGAAACGGCGTTGTATCGAAGGTTACTGGGCTGGCGGGACATTTGTTCCCCCAGCCCTTTACTATTATATAAACTTCCATACAATAAGGCTAAATAAATCTATTCACTCATCTGTAAAGTCTTTTGGTAGACCTTGACTCAGGGATGTAGAATATAACTTTTTTAATTATTACACTGAAGCCCGTGGATTCTCTGGCTTTAAAGACGATGATGAATACTCCTCTCATAGAATACTTTTAACAGATATAGATGATGATACCTTATTAAAGTATTATCCAAATACTATATCCTCCACAGGTTCTCGTAAAACTTACATTCCCGCGCGAAAGGCTTTATTCCAAACCTATGATTATCCCTTAGGTGCTCCTTTGTTTGAGAATAATCTACAGAATTTTATGCTACTTGGATCTCGAGAGTCTGGTAAGTCTTATCAGGTATCAGGACTTATAGCACACAACTATCTTTTTGATGGAGCTACTTATTATAATGAAGAAAGTATAAAGTACCCCTCCCCAGCTGAGATATTAGTTGGTGCTGAAAAGTCAGATAAATCAGCAGATCTACTTAAAAAAACAAGGGATGCATTTGATTGGCTTCCCGGTAAAATATCTACTTTTGACAGGACCTATCCAGCTCCTTTTTCTAAAAGATTCAGGGGGTCTTGGGATGTTAATAAAGAGATAGTTGCTGAGTATAAAAAACGTGAGAATGGAGCTTGGATAATTGCGGGATCTAAGTCATCTATTAAGCATAGATCTTTTTCTGCTAACCCATTTGCAGCTCAAGGTACTCGACCTCTTCTTTTAGTATTAGAAGAGATAGGTATGTTCTCTAACTTAAAACAGGTTTACACAAATACGGTGGATAACCTTCGTAACGGTCTTAGGAAAACAGGTATGCTTATGATGATTGGTACTGGTGGTGATATGGAGAAAGGAACTATTGATGCTGCTGAGATGTTTTATGAACCTAATAGATATGATATCTTAACGTTTGAAGATATATGGGAGCATAGGGGTCAAATAGGATACTTTCTCCCAGCTTATCAAGTTCTTAATGAGTATAAAGATGAGAACTGAGTTACAAATGAAGAGGCAGCTAAAAAAGCTCTCTTAACAGTTCGTAAACAAAAGGCTGGAGATTCAGGCGGTTCCGAAGCTTTAAATAAAGAGCTTCAATATCGTCCAATAGTTCCTTCAGAAATGTTCTTAACCAAGACTGCTAATATATTCCCAACAGCAGAACTTAGAAGACGTCTTTCAGAAGTGCAATCTCAAAAGATGGAGGATTACTCTAATAAAGTGACTCTGTTTTTTGATCCCGCCGCTAAAGTTTATAATGGAGTTAATTACGAAATAAATACTAAACTAACTGCTATAACAAGATTTCCTTACGAAGGAGATGATGTAGAAGGAGCGGTTATGATATACGAATTCCCAAAACTAGTAGATGATCATGTTCCAGAAGGAGCTTATATAATAGGTTGTGACCCTTATAAAGATGATACTTCAACTGGTGGATCTTTAGCTGCCGTCTATGTTATGAAGACTAACAAGTATCCTTCCACTGTTGGATATTCAGAAATAGTTGCTACATATATAGGTAGACCTTACCTAGGTAAAAATCAAGTTAATGAGACGTTATACAAACTCTCCTTGTTTTATGGTAATGCTAAAATATACTTTGAGAATAACGTAGGTAACGTAAAAGATTACTTTGATAAAATACGCCGTCTAGATCTTTTGGCTAGACAACCAGTTACTATTTTTAATAAAAAAGCTTCTTATGATACAGGGCCCCAGATTATTTATGGTTACCCCTTATCAAACGATAAAGTTAAATGAGAAGCACTTCAATATGTTCGTTCTTTCCTCTTAGAAGAAAGAGGAGATAATAGACGCAATTTAGATGTAATACCCGATATAGGATTATTACAAGAATTAATCTCTTATAACCTCGATGGCAACTTTGATAGGGTATCTTCGTTAATAGGATGTGTTTTAGGTCTAGAAGAAATATCCAATCTTAGTCGCAAAAAATCCATAACCGATAAGGAGCTTTCTCAATTTGAGAAGGACTTTGATAGGTTATTTGTAAACAACACCAGACTATTCAATGTACAACTTCCCAAAACAACGCCTTCCTTATTCACGTAAAGCTTCTAGTAACTTTAAGTGGGCAAAGGATGTGGTAGATTCTATACTGTCATATTCTCCTCAAGATGAAGGAGTTGTGAATAAGTATAACTCTTCCTACCAAAGAAAATTATCAAATTACCAACTTTACAATAATCAACTAAACCAGTTTGATTTTGAAAGAGAGTGTAACCCATTAGGACTTGATGTAGGTCAATTTAAGGATGCTATACAACCCTACAATAAGACTTATAATAAAATACAAATACTTCTTTCTGATGAATCTAAAAGGCCCTTTAACTTTAGGACAATATTAGTAAACGCAGAAGGAGTTCGTTCAAAGCTCTCGCAAAGAGACGCAATGCTTCGTAATTATATTGATTCTGTAATAAAACAAACAATCTCTTCTCTCTCAGATATTTATTCCCCAGAGCTCTTAGAAGTTCATCAAGAGCATATTATTAATCCAAAAGATCTTGATAAATATATGAGGTATTCTTATCGTGAAAGAAGGGAGATACTTGCTCAAAATATTCTTCAGTATCTTTATCGTAAAATGGATATAAAAGATATTAAGACCGATGCTTTTAAGCATGCCCTTATATCTGGAGAAGAAGTAGTTTATGTAGGTACTAATGGAGATGAACCACATATTGAAGTTATTAATCCACTAGGATTTTTCTATCATAAGAGTGGAGAAACAAAGTGGATTCAAAAATCTCTTTACGCCGGTTATACTACATTTATGACTCAAGCAGAGGTACTAGATCGTTATGGAAAGTATTTATCTCAAGAAGATATTGAGAAGATAGATACTGCTTTTGGTGATACAAATGCACTTAGAGAATTCTCAATGGAGCAAAACGCCAAGTATGGTAATCTTCCTTATGATCCAGTCTATCACGATACTTATACAACTACCCAAGGATCTTATGGGAAAAGCTCACACACGGACGTGCGCGTATCACACGTTGAATGGGTATCCCAAAGAAAAGTAGGATTTCTTACTATGTTTAATGAGTATGGTGAAGAAGAAACTACTATTGTTTCTGAGGATTTCGAAATCCCAACTGAGTTTACCAAAGAAATAGTTCGTGGTAGATATGGTGTAAAGACTGAGTACTACATTTGGAAATTAGAAGATTCTGTGTATAAACTTAATTGGGATTATATTCCAGAAGTATGGACTGCTACTAAAATAGGTCACGATATTTACACTATGGTTGGTCCTAAAGAAGTTCAGTTTAGATCTATGGACGATCCTTATGATGTTTCCTTAGGATATCATGGCATAGTTTATAATGCTACAAATGCTGAGTCTGTTTCCTTGATGGATAGGATGAAACCTTTTCAGTATCTTTACTTTATAGTAATGCATAAGCTTAAAAAGCTCATTGCTCAAGATCAAGGTAAGGTATTCCACTTTGATGTATCTATGGTAGATCCAAAAATTGGTATAGAGAAAACACTATATTACCTTAAGGAAATGAACCTTGATATATTCAACCCCCTTGCAAATGCGGATGAACCAGGACAAGCTCAAAGAGGTAAGATAGCTTCAGAAACAGATATGTCAAATATGCAGTATATAATGAATTACATTAATATACTTGCAGCTCTTGATAACCAAATCTCTGAAGTAGCCGGTGTATCTAGACAAAGAGAAGGACAAACTACTCCAACTGAAGCTGTATCAAATGCTCAGAGTAACATACAAATGTCAGCTCTTATTACTGAGATATACTTTCAAAGCCACGCTAAGATGTGGGAAAAAGCATTAACTGCTCTTATCCATGTTGCTCAGCACGTTTGGAAAGGTAAGTCAGTTATTAAGCAGTACGTGTTAGATGATATGTCTCTTTCTACACTTGAACTTTCTCCAGAAGATGTTTCTAATTGCGACCTAGGTGTTTTCCTTACAGATTCTGGCAAAGAATACGAAATGTTCTCAGCCCTTAAAAGTATATCTGATGGCCTACTTAATACAAATCGCGCTACATTCTCTGATCTTATTACTCTTTACGAAGCGAATTCTTCTGCCGAACTTAAAGCAGCTATCAGGCAGTCTGAAGAAGAAACCTTTAAACGGGAACAACAATCTCAACAGCAGCAAATAGAAGCAGCCCAACAGCAGCAACAAGCTCAACAACAGTTTGATATAATGATGCAAGACAGGCTCTTTGAACATAAAGAACGTTTAGCTCAGATAGAAGTATTTAAATTCCAAAAGGATATTGATATAGATAATAACGGTATTCCTGATCCACTCGAGATACAGAAATTTATTTCGGATCAAAATCTACGTGAAAGAGAGCTTGATTTAGCTGAAAAGAAATTTGAAAAAGAATCAGATCTAAAAGAAAAAGACCTTAAAATAAAAGCTAGAAAATCATCTAAATAGTAACTTGGCTATATAAATAAAAACGATTTTTAACTAAGTCTTTTGTTGCACAATAATAAACATAGTAATTTTACATGATAAACGAAAACGATGACTTTTTCTCCTCAATGTTTGGAGATGCTAAAGCACAAACTACTGAAGAACCTACTGAAATAGAACAGGAAAACGAAGAAACTCCAGTTAATGAAGAGCCCCAGTCCCCTTCGGAACCTCCACAAGAAACATCTGAAGAAGTAGATGATAAGCTACAAGCTTACATAGATTTTTTACAGCAAAATGAACTTGTAGATATTCCTGAAGAGTTTGATTTTAAAGGTACACCAGATCAACTTCAGCAAGTATTTCAATACACAAAACAAAAGCGTCAACAAGAAGCACTAGAGACAATCTTTAATAGTCTTCCAGATGATTTTAAACCTGTGTTAGAATATGTAGCTAATGGTGGAAATTCTGTAGTTGACTTTATGAATCTTTATAATCAAGACCCTCTTGCAACTGTTGATATATCAACCACAGAAGGACAAAGAAGAGCTGTGTATTTAGCATTGAGAGAGACATCTAATTATCCGGATGAAAAGATAAATAAAATAGTTTCAAGAATAGCAGAAGATGAAGACGAATTAGCTTCTGAAGCTGCTGAGTCTTATAGAGAACTTCTTTCCTTACAAGAACAAAAGAAGTATGGTATGATTCAAGAAGCTAAGATTCAGCAGGAACGTCAAAGACAAATGATGGAGCAAAAAACTCAAGCTCTTCATTCTGCAATAGAGTCTTCACAAACTATTCATCCACAAAGAAGAAATAAAATAAAGGCGTTCTTTTTTGAACCCGTTAATACGCAAGAAGGAGTTACTACTGGTTTTAATTATGCCATAAACTCTATATTGCAAAATCCAGAACATCAAGCTCAGCTTGCTGACCTGCTTTTAGAGTATGATCCTTCGTCTGGTTTTTCTTCAGACCGCCTTGAAAAAAGGGTTAAAACAAAAGCAACACAACAATTCCAAACACTATTGTCTAAAGCAATAGATCCTAAACAAGTTCAGAAATCTTCTACGCGTCCACAGTCTTCAAAAGACTTTGACTGGGATGTATTTAATCAGTCTATGTAAATTAATTTATGGCTAATCCTCAATCTTCCTTAATTATTAAACATTGGGATTCCTTTGGAGGCAACTTCATTGATTCCGATTACTTGGCAGCCGCTTACGAAACTGGTAAGCCGCACTACTTGCCCGGAGCACTTATGAAGATCTACTCTTCTGGCTCACAGTTTTTTAAAGTAAAACCTTTCCTTAATCTCGTTGGTATGGGTACTAACGGTGGTACTGAAGTAGAAACAGAGATCGTTCGCTGGCGTCTTCAGGGTGCAGAATACAAGTGCGCTCGCGTTATCGAAAACGTAGAATCTTCTTCTAACCTTACCCCAGGTATCAACAACACTCAGTTCCGTGTTAAACTTGATCTGGATTACTACGCTTACCCAGATATCCTTGTTCCTGAAGACAATGACTACAATGTACAAGTTGTAGACAAAGTAAGCGATGGTACTGGTACTATCTACACTCTTAAACTGATCACCGACGATCCAACCAAATATCTTGATGCTCAATACCTGAACCCAGGTCGTGAGTGGTGCAAAGTATCTACTGCAGTTCCTTCTGAAATGAACCAGTGGTTTGGTACTCAGCAGTACCCAGCAATCTTTGAACTTGAGTCTCAGATTGGTGCTTTCGGTCAAAAAATTGATGTTACCGATAAAGCATGGCGCCAGCAAGGTCGTCTTGGTTTTGAATTCATGTCCACTGACTACAATGGCCGTTCTTCCACTGTAAACAAGTTCCTGCCTTACGCAGAAGCTATGATGGTTGATGAGCTGTACAAATCCATGGAATGGGCACTTGTTTATGGTGAGAAATCAACTATGACAGGTCCTGATGGATACTGGCAGAAGACAGGCGCTGGTATTCGCCAGCAGCTGAAAGACTCTTGGGTTCAGTATGTTAACGGTCCTTTGACTGTAAACCTCCTCCAAGACTTCCTGCTCAACATCTTCTTCGGTCGTACAGATGAAGCAAATCGCGGTATCACTCTTATGACTGGTCAGCTTGGATCACTTCTTTTCCACAATGCCCTCACTGCTGTTGCTAACGGTTTCTTGACTGTAGATTCTAACTACATCCGTAGCGAATCCAATCCTAATTCCTCAACTCCAGGTCTGGCATTTGGTGCGCAGTTCGTTCGTTACACTGGTCCTCTGGGAATAGACATCCGTCTTATCCACAACCCACTTTACGACGATCTTCGCTACTGCAAGAAGATGCACCCACAGTACCCCAACATTCCAATTGATTCTGCTCGTATGACTTTCCTCAACATCGAAGGTCGTGGTGTAGAAACAGCTAAAGGTCTTGGTAAGAATATTGAGCTGCTCAAAGTTAAAGACACTTTCCGTTACTTCTACGTTCCTGGATCAGTTACCCCAATGGGTCCGATCACTAACAAAGGTATGGCTGTAACTGCTAAAGCTGGTTACACTGTAGCCATCGAAGGTACAATGGGCGCAATCATCCGCGATGTTACTTCTTGCGGCGAGCTTATCACAGATTACGATAACTAATGAATATAGAGGAACAACTTGGGATTAAGTTGTCCGTCCTCGTAGCAGGACTTATTGGAGGAATTGTTTCGTTAACTTATGAAACTAGATTATCTTTCTCCAGAGCCCTTCTATTAATAATAGGCGGTGCTTCCACAGCAGCCTATTTGCATCCAGTAATGTCGCACTATTTATCTGTAGACAATCAGTTTTCTTCCGGAATAGGATTTATATTGGGACTTGTTTCCATGAAAATTATAAATTTTATAATGGCGAACGCTGAAAAAATACTGGCTAAATATGTAAATATAGATGGAACAAACACTAACCTTAATAAACCTGCTGGTGGTGCTGAGTAGCATGATAGCTACTGTTTATTTGTCACAAAATAAATTACCGAACCTACAAAAAGCACTTAAGTTGGGTAGTAAAGAGATGACGTGTTTTAGAGGCTTAGTAACTATTACTAACGCTGCTCAACTTGCTACATTATTGTCACCGGCAACTATAGCTGTAACAGCTCTTAATACGTTGTTACTCATTAACAAATTATACATTTCTAAAAAGTTACTTAATATGCGTCCTGAATAGCACGCAGACTTTTTGTTTAATGCAAATAAGAAGAAAGAAAATTTATGTCTAAATTAGTCTTCATTATGTCTATTCCTCGTCAAACAGCTACGGGAATATCAGACTGGGTTTCAACATCCTCAGGTCTTAAAATGAAAAAGACGAAAGTTGGTAGGGCTACTGATTCGTTGGTAGCCCTTCCTTCTCAAAAGATCGGAGGACTTGCAAACTATATATCATATAATTATAAAGTAGATCCTGCAACAGGACAAGTAGAAAAAGACGAGAATGGTGAACAAATAACTATTCAAACTTTTCTAGAAAAGAAGTGGGGTAAGCCCAAAGGATTCTTTTCAAACGCACTCCCTCCTAAAGATTATAAAGGATCAGGCGCAGACCTTGGTTATTACTTTAATAAATCTTGGCAACTACTAGATGGAACAACTGTTTTAGATCTTTCTAAAATGGATGATGAAATAGGTTATTATGTAATGCTCGCATCATCTAAAGTTGCTAACTCTGAAAAAGAATGGAGGGAACACAAGTGGCCAAAAGCTACTCATTATATTGCCCTTGAAAATGAATCTGAAGAAATCAAGTATAAGCGTACGCAAGCTAAAACTAAGGCGTTCTCTTTTTTACATGATTCACATCTTACAGATTCAGTAAAACAAAAACTTATTGCGCTTCTTGATGTTGCAAGTAGCCGCACTAAACTATCTACAGAACAGATCCACAATTTGCTCTTTGACTATATTGACGCAACAACCTCGCCCGCAGGCAAGAACATAGATAAGTTTAACCACTATATGTCGTTACTTAAAACTGCTGATGGTAAGGCCAAGTTTGAGGTTATGTATATGTTAAAGCAAGCTCAAGAGGTGAGGCTAGTTTACTCTAAACAAGATATCTGGACTTGGATACGAGAGAGTGGTGCTACTCTTGTAATTGGAGATAAATACTCAGAAGCAGTAGACTTCTTGCTTAACCCTAAGAAGAAAGACGAGTATGACGAATTGAAGGCTCAGATAAAAGCTAAGCTTTAATAATGTCTATCCAAGAACTACATTATCAATTTAAATTAAATTTAGATAGAATAGATTCACTTGCTAACCCTGACTTCAATCCTGCTGAAATTGACTTTTTGTTAAATGAGGCTCAGTTGATCTTTGTAAAACAAAGAATGGGGACAACTAATATGAAAAGATCAGGGTTTGAAACTCTTCAAAAAAGAATTGATGATCTTGGTAATTTAGTTGTTAATTTTCCAGTTCAACCTTACATAACTCCTACAGTAGTTTCTCCAGGTGTTTATGAAGTAGATTTAACAACAACGACTCTACCCTATTTACAACTAATAAATGCTTACGCTATTGTCACTAATGCAGATTGTACTTTAAGAGTTCCTCTTAAATTTACACAACATGATGACATAAACGAAGCCCTAAGAGACCCATTTAATAAAGATTCCAAAGAGTTTATACCATATAATATAGGAAAGAATTCTAATAATACAGGGTCATCTATTTATATATACAGTACACAAAATATAACTTCAGTAGCAGTTGAATATGTTAAGTATCCAAACAGAGTATCTTTTGGTAACTATGCTTACATAGATGGTATTACTTATCCGCCCTCTACCCTAGAGACCGCTGAGCATACCCATCGTGAAATTGTAGATATTGCTTGTCAGTTAGCTGCGCAGAATTCACTCAATCCAGAATACATTACAGTTAGAGAAAAGAAAACTGTAATACATGAATAAACCTTATTAAAACATGATCCCGACAAATTCACAAAAACGCGGTGTTGAAACTTTTGTTGTTGCTAAAGCAGCACAAGGCGCTCTTCCTACATCAGGAACTTTGGTAGGTTCTAACGGTAACATTAACCTTGCTGATGGTCAGCTTGGTATCGTTTCTGTTTCTCCTTACGGCGGAATTGCTATGAACAGTTTCACAGACGCTACCCCTACTTTTACAGAAGCACCAGTAATTGGTATTTACCAAGGCACACAATATTCTGCAAACGTTGTCGGATCTTCAGCTACTTATCCGCTGTGGGTCCGTCCGTTTGAGAAGACCCAGGATATAAGCGGTCGTCAAAATAATATAATTGTTACTAAACAGGCTTATCGCCTTGATGCTCATAATGTATGGGTAGTAGGTGCTCCTAGTACAAACGCAGCAGCTGCAGTAAACACACTTAACAGCACTGAATATCGTTTGAACATTGGTTTCCGTTCACGTCGTTACGATGAACTGATGGCTACACAAGTTCAATCTGCTAACCTGACTGTTTCTACAACTACACCAAATTGGGCAGTTGGTTTTAACAACGATCTTAAAATTGATTACATTCTCACCAATCTTGGTTACGAAGTAAACCGCAACTCTAGTGCGTTTCTTTCTTTCAACCGCTATCGTGGAACTTCTCCAGTAATTGCTCTTGGTATTGGAACTGTAGCTACTAATGGTACAGCAATCGACTCACTTACTGCAGGTTCAACTTTAGCCGTATTTAATTACAAAGGAATCGTACGTTCAATCACTCTTACGCAAGCCATGTTGACTTCTATAGTTAACGCAGCAACTAATTCAGGTTTCACTCCAGCCACTTCTTATGTTTACACTATAGATCTGGCTAGTGCTGCTAGCGCTACTGGTGGTTTGATTTCTGGTCTGATGTTCGTAGCTCTTGACCACAAGCCAGTTTACGAAGATTGGATTCCTCAAGTTAAAGTTAACCTTCAAGTAGGACTTCCTTCTGGTTTTGATTTTAACACTGTACAATGCGCTTCTTTTACTAACCTCGATGAAGGTCAAGGATTTTCTCGTCAACTTGATCTGTGGTATAAGAATACTGCTGGTCAGCGTAAGTACACACAGAAACACACTACTGATCCAGTTATCAATTTCCCATCACCAATTGTAGATGGTACAGTTTATAACACCTATGTAATAAACCACGGAACTACATCTAACCCAGATATTAACTCCTTGGTTTATGCGCCTAAGCGCGAAGTTGTTTTGATACCACGTTACTCTACCGGTATTGCCACTAACCCACTTATTGCCCTTTTCGAGGCGGCAATGAACAGCTGGTTAGAATCTACTGGAAACACAGCTATTAAAGAATAATCACCTAAAGGGGGATGGGGAAACCCGTTCCCCTTTTTTATTTCCCATAAAACTACTCTATTATGTTTATACAAAGAAATACATTCTCTGAGTCCCTACTTAAAGTTGATGAACCATTATATAAAGTTTATCACGATTCTACACTTTATGGGGATGGAACAAGAGCCAATCCACTAAAAGTAATTGGTGGAGGAGGAACTTCACTACCTGATCAAACAGGTAATATTGGAAAATACCTAACTACTGATGGCGCAACTCTCAGTTGGGCTACTGTAAATGCACTACCCTCTCAAACAGGAAACGATGGAAAATTCTTATTTACAGATGGAACGACTGCCACTTGAAGCAATCCTGTAAGAGGAATAAGCGCAACTGTTAATGACGCAAATATTACTCTGAATTTAACTA